AGGCAATGGAGGCAAGACAGCAAGGCGATGAGGCAACTGCTTCAACAAAAGAGTCTGAAGCACAGACAAAAATTGACGAAGCAACCGCTGCCATTCGCGCTCTTTGATTATTAACTATTTAATTTATGGAACCCACTTCACTCAAAGAAAATTTTACAGCCCAACTGGAAAAGCTTGAAAAAGAAATCGGTCAACTCCGCACCGCCCTTGCCCAACGTCAAGAACTCGCCATCAAACTCCAAGGGGCGATTGAGGCAATGCAACTTCAACTTGGTGAAGAGCCGGGCTCTACTGGCGTCGAAGACGCCGAGGCAGTTACCGAAGCCGTGGCAGAAGTGGTGCCTGGAGAACCGGCAACCGGCGCAGTCTGATAAAGGCGGGCTACGCTCCGTAAGAGCGCGCCCGATCCCAACTCATAATAAGAAAGCGGGAAGGGAACCATGTTCCCTAGCCCGCCTTTTTTTAAGGCTTAGTTTTTTACCCTTACCTCGCACTCCTGGAGCTTGGGATTTCTCCTTCCGTCCGCGTGCTTGATTCTTTTTATAACAAACCCGGCGTCGTAGTAGGCATCGAAGACATCGACCATCCTCCCCCTCACCAGATCCACCCACTCTCCCTCGTCGTCTGTGTAGTGCACGGCGTAGACGTCATTGGTTAGGCACTTGACATCCAGAGAGGGAAGGTCAACGTGTTCCGCAACTACTCTGATCTTAGAGCTAGGAGATTCTTCTCGCATCTCGCTCCAACCTCCGCAACTCGCTTAATGAACCTATCGATCATTTTAGGATCGGCCGGAACAGTGTCATATGGGCCATAGTCCACGAAGATATCGAGATCTAACAGAGTCGGTAGATCGAACCGAGCGCTCTCCTCATCCGGCCAACCCGTGGACACATAGGACAGGAAGAGATCTCTCATTCCCTGAGGGATGAATCTCCCCCCTACGAGTTGCCAGATCCCTCCATCCCAGCAGAATATATCGCCAAGAGCGAGAACCACCACATCCCCGATGTCCTTATCCTCGGGGAATTGGGCATTACCTCCCCGAAGCCTCGTGATTTTCATCAGTACTCTGCGCTAACAGCCTCCCTCTCCGGAGGTGCTGGTGGGGTGAGTGGTGGAAGATCCTGAGGTGGCTTTGGAATCTCCATGGGAGGCATGTCCACACTATCACAGACCTCAGTCAGAGCTTGCTCAAGCTCCTCGATCATCTTCTGCACAAGGTACTTATTCCCAGACGCTTTGGCGTCGGCGTAGGCATCGATCATGCTCGCTAATTCGGCTTTGGTCATCCTTGCAAAATTGTTTAAAGTAATCATAGTTCTATAAACTGAAACCCCGGAGTTTATCGCCTCATGGCCTCGAACATCAAGGACTTCGAGATCTCGAAAACGTTCGCGAACGTTCTGCTCTCGAATATCGACATTCAACCGGATACGGACGGAATCCCATTCGATCTGAGCACAACGGCACGTCGCACTCAAGCCCAGCTTCAGGATGGCCTGGGGAACTCCTCCCCTCTCTACCTTTCCAGATCCGCCGTGGAATCCACCGCGGTTCCGCAGAGCCCTCAGTCCCTCGTTCGTAAGCAGGAGATTCTTGAGGGTATCACCTACTTCCAGACTGCTTCCCTAATCCTCGGCTGATTATGACCTACCCAGTAAATAATTTCTACTCATCGACATACAGCAACGTCTCCGCGAACGCTGCGTCGGCCACGACTATCTTCGATAGTTCTCTCATTCCGGCCAACGGTTACGCTATGATTCTCTCCGTGATCGTTGCCAATAAGTCCCAGACCACTCGTGGTTTGAATGTAACCCTCCAGAAGTCAGGTAGTGCCACTTCCGCCCATCTTCTGTACGACGTAGCGGTTCCCTCACAGACCTCATTCGAGGTTATCGACGGGAATAAATTTGTGCTTCAGCGTAATGACACCCTGCGTGCTTGGGCGGATTCCAGTGGAGCTAACTCCGTGGACATCGTGGTGTCCTACGTCATCTACACTCCAGCGAGCTGAGGTTAAAAAATGAGATATATAGGTCGTACACAGACATCCACTTTGGTCCAGGTGGATCCAGATAGGAACTCCTATGTTAACGTAAAGTCATTTGGGGCTGCGGGCTTGGACGAGTACTTTGAGGGACGGGTGCGGGGACTGAACGGCAACGGAGGGGTTATCAGTATCGGTGATATCCCGAACTACTCGCAGTATGAGCGGGATTACTTTCAGCTTGGTCAGGAACTATACGTCTTCTTCTACCTCGATACGTCCACTCCTCCCGTCGGCGAGTACGATGGCATCTTCACTAACGTAGGAACTCCCGAGGGCGTGGGTACTGTTGTCCAGGCGGGTACCGCCACTAGTAAGACACTTCGGTATTACGTTTACGCCTTCAACGTTGTTAGCGGGCGTTTTTCCCCATATGTTAAAACATTCACCCTTCCGGATGTTTACCGTAACCCTCAGACTCAATTCGACGAGGATAATTACGTAAGATTCACTCTCAACCGTGCTACGCCAGAGTGGATTCCCGTCATCTACAGGCAGTGGGGAACGGAATCTCCTAAATTCCTTGGAGCTCCGAGCAATAATATCTTTGGCAGTAATTCCTCCATCACATTCAATGACCGCGGATCGACTCAGATCCCCTCGTGGGACGAGGCGCGTATCAACGGTGGAGAATTTAGCCCGGAGTTTCTAAACGGAATCATCTCGGTGTCGTCCGGAATTGTTAGCTCTAAGACCATCATCGTGAAGAGAAGGCTCAAGATCCTAAGCCGAAGCATCTCCGGGATTCTGGAGTGCTCGGACGCCGCATCGCCAACCGGAGTTTTCACGGGTCTGGACAGCACTTCGATCAAAGTGAAGTTCAAATTTGACGATACCGCACCTTTCCAGAAAGCTCTGGATTTTGCCGCTACGAACAACGTAAAGGATGTTTTTGTTCCAGCAGGCACCTATCAGATACGTAACGTAACCCTCTACAGTTCTCTCATCCCGGCCAGCCAATATAGTGGCATTGTTATTAGAGGCTCCGGCGATTCCTCGGTTCTTAAGCGCATGCCCACGCATGTTAGCCCAGAGGGAGAATTTGGGTTGATTGGTATTCTAGGCTCCGGAGTGACCAATCGTATCTCCGGAGTAACGGTTCGCGATCTCGCCTTCGACGGGAACAAAACCGAAACATTCCCCATCAACCTTCCGGAGAACGATACCTACGGAGTGGGCGACAAATACCACGACTCTCTCGCCCTTGAGTACGCTGATGGTATCCGCATCTCTAACTGTGCATTCTACAACGGAGCAGGAGCAGCGGTATACTCTCTGGATTCGGATAAGATCAATTTCACGGACAACCGCGTATTCGAGCTCTCCAAGCCCTACGAGCTCAACATTCCACCTATCAAGATCCGCGAATCGAGTCGAATCATTGCCCAGGGCAACCTCTTCCAGAACTGCTCCGGTGCGGTGGATTTCACCGGTATCGATGCCTCTCTTATCAACAACAATATCATCGATAACTGCGGAGAGACGGGCCTTCAACTCAATGCTTCCGACACCTGGAACGCTCAGGGTAACTTGACCTTCAACGAGTCGGGGTCGATTATCCGCACAGTCGACTTGTACCAGAACGAGTACAGCCGAGTTAGCCTGGATGTTAAACGCGGAGTCGCTATGACGCCTATGTACTTCACCGTAACTGATGGCGGATTCCCAGTGGCGATCTCTCCTGGCTCGATTACAGCCCGTGTGTACCCACTCAACTCATCGTACCAGTACAATACCACAGCCACAGCTTCCTATCTCCAGGTTGTTGAGAATCGTCCTCAGCTCGAGGCTGGTATCTTTGGTATCACCGCTCCAGTAACATCTATTACTGGATCCGGTAATTCCAACCAGGGTAGAGCCATCAGAGGAACCGGTTCCTACGATCTCCTGAAACCCGATGGGTCAGGCACCGCGAACTACGGTTACGGATATAGAATCACAGCTACAGTGACCCTAGGAAGATACGCCATAGACCGTATCGCCTACGCCTCCGCTTCCACTGTTAAGATTTTCTTCCGCAACTCCTCCGATATCCTCTCGCTGCTCTTCTTCGCGGCTGGGAACGCGTCCAATGATTCTATCAAAACGACCGGTATCGGAGTAACGGGCGCTGATCTTGCTAACTGGGCGGACAATACAAATCTCACGGTTACGGACGTCGACACAAGTAACTCTGCAATTGTGATCGCTACCCCCTCCACAGTGGCGAACAAATTCACATCCAGCAGCGACGTGTATTCCACTCCGACTGGATATCTCGGCCTCGTAAAGAACAACTACTTCATCGCTGACGGTAACATCTACGTCTCGGAGTGATGGGACTCTAACATAATCTCTAGGCCAGGAAGGGGATTCCTTCCTGGCTTTTTTGTTGTTTGGCCAAGGCGTGTTTAAAGTACATACATATAGAGCATGCGTTTACAATGGCATCAAAAGTCAGCGTCGGAAAAACTTCTCCGGTACCTCTAGGTCAACAACCAGCGGCAAACTCTCTTCCTGTTGTATTTGCGGAAGACCAGGCCCCGATTCCTGTTGAGGAACAGAATAAGATTCAATCGGAGGTGGCTCTAAGCCTTCTCGGTATCCCCCGTTCCGAAGTTGCACTCGGTATATTTGCAGACGTTAACACTTACGATGTAAACCCATCAGAGTGGGCGCAGTTCCCTCTGGAGAACACTCCCGACGCAAGCGGAGAGGGCATTGACTACGGCGTCGAGCACGTCCCCGACGAAGCGGGTGCTAGATTGGTTGCTCCAGACGGTAAGACCGCAGTGCTAACGTCGAAGCGATTCTTCCGCTACCAGCCTGGACGTGTTTCCGCCTCCACTATGGGTGTGAAGATGAACACCACCCGCGATCCGGAGGCCCAAGCCGCGGCTCTCCAAGCCAAGATGAAAGGTGCCCCCTCCATCAAGAAGTGGGGTATCTTCGATAAGTTCGATGGTTACTACTTCGAGATCGTAAACGCTGGAAAGGGTAACGACTTTCGTTGCGTTCGTCGTACCCAGGCTATTATCCCCTCCGAGCCTTCCGGCTACTCCGGCTCCCTAAGCTGGTTCACTAACGGCGACGACAATACATTCAATACCGCCACCAATTTCGGTGTAGCTGGTGTGGATCCAGTAATTGTTAGAGATGGTCTAGTGTATACCGCTGCAGCGATCTACGATCCTTCACTTGTGTACGCGCCAGCCGACGTTGCTACTATTGACTCCGCTAATGACCCCTCTGGAGCTCTGAAGAATTACCAACCCGACTCTGGGTATGCTGTTAGACTGGCAACCTACGATGGAACAACCTGGTCGGAAGTGATGACCGATCGTAAGTTCCAGTTCCCCTTCGACCAGTCCAAGACTGTCTCCCTGAGCCCTGAGAACACTTCTCTGGAGCGCGGGTATATCCGCATGGACGCCCACTGTAACTTCTACCAGATCATCTCCAACCTCAACCGTAAAGCCTCTTACAACACTTTTCCGTCAGATAAAACCTCTCTGGAATCCTCCCAGTGGGGAGTAGCTGGTAGCTCTATCAGCTCCTACGACTCCAATATTGTTGCGAATACCTGGGACACCACTCCATCAACAGCAAATCAAGAGAAGAAAGTCTGGCACCTGATGGTTAATACTCAGGGCACAGCTTCAGGGTACAGAATCACCGACGCACAACATAACGCATCTCCTAATCTCCCTTCCGGGGTTAAGGCACGCACTGTGTCCAATGGTAATGTAACGCTCAAGGAGTGGTTTAACATCTGCGTTCCCAAGCCCTACCGTATGGTGTACGAGTGGAGGCCGTGTAGAGCAATGTTCTCAGGCGACAAACTTGACGGCGCTGAGTCCGTGGTACGCTGGAGCGATGTGAACACTGCCGCCGAAGACACCACCGTGGGTGGTGGTTCCGTAATCAACCTCCCCGGCCAGAAGATCAAAACCGCGAATAATGAGGACCTGACCACCGTCTCCGCCTACGACATCGACTTTACAAAGGTGACCATGTGGAAGATCGAGTTCTCTTGGTACGGTGCCGTTGGTGCTATCTTCCTCTGCTACGTCCCCGTAGGCAACAATGAGGCCCGCTGGGTACGAGTCCACCATATCCGAGCCTCGAATCAGCACTCGGTGGCTTCGCTTGGTAACGCCACCCTCCCCATCACCTACCTCACACACGGTGGTCCAGAGAGTGGCCTGGAGTCTACAGATATTGGAAACACTCTTGTTAAGTACGGTGCTTCCTACTACATCGATGGTGGAGACAAAGGTACCGTTCGCCTGCTCTCCAAGGCCTCCGATTTCCCCCGCGAGGTCCCCAAAGGTTTCTATGATTTCACCGCTAATAACTGGGTGAGAACCTCGGCGTCAGAGCTGACCTATTCGGTCACGACTCATCCTAATGTAGCTGGTGGGGTGGCCGTTGGTCTGATGGGAGCCTATCTCGCCTCTGACTCCACCGCCAAGGTTAAGTGGGTGACTCAGAGTGGTGATAATATCACTCTTCACTTCTCCACATCATCCCTTCCGGCTTCCGCGGCCACGGGTGTGAGACTTGTGATCCCGAGGGCTCAGCGCTCCCTGCTCACGGTTCGCGCCAAGGACTTCATCTATAACAGAGACGGTAAGCCGGTTCGTAACCGCTTGCAGATCTATCCTATCAAGTACGGTGCTGGTGTAACCGGAGGTACTTCCGGCGAGCTTCTTACCCTGAGAGCCGTAAAGAACCCGCTCTTCATCGTAACTAATACCTCTACAAGCCTGGGAACAAGCGTGGCGTACACGGGAGCGACTATCGTTCGCGATCCCGTAACCACTACCAACCAGTACGTAAACACCAAAAACTCCACCCTTCCCGTGCAAGTTGGTTTTGCCACTCCTCCCGCTCTTGATATCGGTAAGTACCGTTACGGATATTTCCTAGGAACAACCTCCCAATCCACCGCTTCCACCGGCTGGACCGTGGGAACCACTTCCCCATCCGCCTACACTCCGATCCTCGGCAAGCTCTTCAGGACTTCAGCCGGATACTTCTTCGAGAAGTTCTTCTCCTATCCTGAGGATACCTATATCGTAGGACTGTTTATCCCAGAGCGTCACCTTACAATTAGCTCGGCAGGAGTGTTTTCCGAGCAGACCCTCAGCGCAGGCTCCGGTGTCCTTGGCTCATCCGCCTCCACTGACCAGACCAAGTGGAATCGCCTGGAGACCGATGGCCTCGCTACCTGGGAGGACATCACTCGCCTCTCCGGAGTTCAGATCGCCCAGGACTTAGACCTGACCCCCATCGCCGATACCGGCAACGAGATCCTCTCCTACTACGCCAATGCCGGAGGCTACCAGTTCGACCTTCAGGACTACTTCGCCTACAACAAAGAGTACCTCTCCTTTCCTCTCACCGACGAGGTGGACATCATCAACCTCCAGGGGCACTACGACATCTCCGCCCAGGCCCTAGGCTCCGCCACTCCGGGTTCCTCTCCATTTAAAGTCAATAATGCCCTGACCTGGGAGGAGCAGTGATTCCTCATGGCTCAGTACCGCATCAAAGCCCAGAAGACGGGCGTTAGGACCTACGAGAAAGAGCTACAGATGATCAGCTATCGGGGAAGTGCGCTCTTCTCCGATGAGGGTAACACACTGATCTCAAGAAAGGATGTATACTACCCACCCGATTACCTCTCCAAGGGATCGGTTGCGGTGGTTGCGGATCCCGAATCTTATAAGAAAGACGGTCTGTCAATCCAGAACATCTACAGCAAGGGCCGGCCAGCGGCTCTTCCCATCGAGGAGCAGTTTGCCGAGCAAAGCGCTGTTAGCCGCTCGCTGCTCGGTATAGACCGCGGAGAAACGCAGCAGGGTATTTTTGACGATGTTAGTTCGTACGGTCTGGATCGTAAGGACTGGGTTGTGTACTCTGGATGGACAGAGTGGGAGCAAGAGGACCACTGGGATAGTAAAAACTCCCCAGCCGGCCGTTACATCGCTGTTAGAGACAGGGACTACTCTGAAGGATCCTCGATTATCATCGACTCCTACCCCACACCGTACACGAACCCTGGAAATCCTCCGGTATCTAATCGAATCGCCGGTATTACTAGCAACCCCGGTCCAGGTTGGGGTCGCTATATTCAGTCACTTGTGGCTATGTACATTATCGAGTACATGGTCAATAATTTTACACAGGAGCAGAAGAACGCCTTCCGCCTTAATTTCCTAGAGCGTAAGTATCCCAAGAGGTCCGATGGGAAGTTTGACAGACTATACTGGGATCAGATCTGGCTCGATATAAATCAAGGTCGATTTGAATCAGCCGGTAATATACCTATAATTCCTCGGGGCACTCTAGTGAATTTTGCCCCTGAGCCTGGGCAGGATACCATCAACCTAGTTACCCTGTTCGGGGCCAATCTTCCCGCCGAAGAAGCTAGCGTTTCCGTAAACTTCAATAAGTTCTTCTTTGCTTCTACAAGATACACGTGGCGCGAGCCGGATCAGGGGCACTACCGCATTGCCACCAACTCTAATCCAGAGCTCTGGAGCGAGTACTGGGGGATAGACTATAACTCATTGCCAGAAAACTTGAGAAACTGGGAGTTCCAAGTTTACACGTCCCAGAGCCAAGTACCGCAATTTGTTACAGACTACAAGCTACCGTACTTCTTAATCACCTCAACAACGCCATCCGAATCTCTGCTTTTTGGCCAGAGCTGGCCTCAGAGATACTCCGATGTCTCTGTTCCGCAGATATCCTCGCCTCTTGCCGACGGAAACCTTATCGGTGGGCGGGAGTCAAACTACGCGGTTATCACCCTAACCTCCATCAGAGCATTCCGTTATCAACCAGGCCGTATTAGCGCTTTCACTTACGGCGTTCGTATCTCCGAAGAGGGTGCGGGTCCTGGTTCGCTTCTCGAGTGGGGTGTTGAGAATTACACTGACGGTTATTTCTTTAGGCTTCAGGACGGAACGGACTTCTCTGTAGTGAGACGCTCCACGGTCCCTCTTGGCCAGACCGACCTTTTTATCGAAGCTCAATACAACGAGCGCGAAGCTTATATTTCCCAACTTACCGGCGTTGTTAGATACAAAGACCTTCTAACCGACTCCGAAGTACTTCGCTTAGAACAGGAGGTACGCAATGGAGATACCACCAAGGTCTACGAGACGGTCATTCAGCAGAACCAGATGAATGGTGATGGCCTAAATGGCCAGGGCGAGAGTGGTTACATTTTCAACCCGGACACCGTAACCATGTACAAGATCGAGTTCGGATGGTACGGTGCTATCGGCGCTCGGTTCTACATGTATATTCCTCAGGAGAATGGCGAAGCCCGCTGGGTGACTGTGCACACGCTCATAATCGAGAACCAGATCGGCCAGCCTTGCCTTGAGGATCCGTTCTTCTTCTTCAAGTACCGAGTGTACGTTGACAGCCCAAGCAGATTGAGACTTCCTCAGTTTGTGGAGAAGTACGGTGCTTCGTACTACATCGATGGCGGTGACGAGGGCACTGTCTCCCTTTCCAGTGGTAAAGCAACTAATCGTCTTGTGCCCTCTATCAGCTCGGACGCTGTCGAAGTTCCTATCTACGACTGGTCCAGTGTTCTAGGACTAAAGCCCAAACAGTATATCGTTAATACCGAGGGTAATTCCTTCCCTAATAAGAAAGAAGTGTTCCCGGTGTCCATGTCCGTGACATCCACAACGGATGTAGAGGTGAAATTCATCAATCAGTACGGATGTAGGGAAAATGCATTTACCTTCCAGGAAGGATATACATGTGTCCTTCCAGAGGAACAGAGACTGCGCGGAATATTCAGCATTAACAAGCTTCAGAAAAATGAGTCCACTCTTATCGCGCTTGGCCGTGATAAAGAGTCTCCTGTTCCAACACTGACTTACGTTGGAGCCGATCCGACGTACCCTGAGGCCTCTAGCAATCTCGTAAGTGGGGGCTCTTTCATCGGTTGGGGGGCATACCAAAATTCGCTGATGGGGGCCCACCTTGTGGGTAATAAAGTCTATGCCTCCTACGTGAATCCAACTCAGGAGTACAGTTCCGCACCTACAGGTATAAGTGGGCCCGAGGTTGTTATCCAAAGGGACATTAGGGACGACTTTTACTCTGGGCAATTTAAAAATCGTCCCTGGTCAAGCGCGGAGCTTCTTTTCAGATTCACGGAGAATGTCTCTCTAAAACTATCCAGGTTCCGCAGAGATACCACACTTCTCTCCACTATTGATATCACAACAGACGAGTTCTACTTACTATTTACTCGCGTCACTCCACAATCGGCGGACTCCTACTCGCTAACCTGCGGGGTCGACAACGTTGAGTTTGGTTGTGATGGCAACCACTTTGGAGAGATGCAGATAGGTATTGTGTGGCCGCAGGAGAATCCCGCTTCCTACACGTATCCTAACTCTCTCGTCTCTAGATCAAGAGTTGGCCCTAACTTCGGAATTATCGATCCCAAGAACGCCACGGATCGTTCTGGGTTAAGCGCCGACAGTTTTGATGTTAGAGTGCTTGAGGACTCGGGAAATTACTACGTAGTAGATAAAACCGTGCCAAATAGCACGAATTATCGCTACTATGAAGGCCTTCCTGTAAACTTCGATTCCGATGAGATCAGAAATAACGTTCTCGCCGTTAATCAGGCCGCCTGGTTACACGTTGGAGACGGTGGTCTTGAGGTCGGAGAAGGACTCTGGGATTCCATGGGTCTTATTGATCACCAACTTCCGTCAGTCCCAGGAGCAGAGGGAGGTAGTTGCCACGCGTTGTATGGCAGAGCGGGTGAGATTAAGGAGCTAGCCTCATTTACTAACACTGGAGCTGACGGAGAAGTGGTTTCAGGCACTTACTATTTGTCCAAAACCTCCCCCTGGCCACAGGATCTGTGGTCATCGTCCAATACAATTTTTGTTGAGAGAGACTCTGATGGAGCGAGTATAACGGTAAGAACAACTGCGGGTGTTGCTCAGCAGTCCTATACTCCCTCAGGAACTAACGTAAGGCTCTTCCTACTTCCAGTTGTAATCGTTACGGGCTCCGCGCTTAGTAACGATACCCAGATCACCGCAAAATATAGAGCCATTGCTCTATATGTTCCCAATCTGCTCCGGCCTGACGGAAGGCTGATTACACAGAAGATTGTTGGCCAGAATCTCTTCCCCATCCGCTTCTTTGTTAGGATGAGAGAGGGAGCTAAGATCGGCGGTATGAGCGTGGGTCAAGTGACTCCCAACGGCATTATCCAGTCCCCATTTACTCCCCACGGTTGTACTCTTAGCGTCAATAACATTGACGACGAGCCCGATCGCCACGACGGAGGAGCTTCAGACGAGACCAACTCGGCGAAGAAATCGATGATTGCCTACAGTCATCCTGGTACTCTTACCTCCGCCGAGTACTCGTACTACGATGTAAGTGGTGCTACAGGACTCGATAGGCGCAAGAAGTGCTCTAGCTTTATCAGCAATAATATCCTCTCTGGAGCTGGATTCTCCGGCACTGGAGACTACCCGGTACGTTGGCTGGAGTTTAAAGAATCAGGAGATCCTATCGCATCGTTCTTTGTATCGGCTAACAAACCTACAGAGATCGATCTCTCCGACATCTTCAACATCAACACCGAGTCTATCGGTCCCAGCTTCTGGGGCAATAAAGCCCTATTCATGATCGCTCGCAATCTCTCCACCGGGGTGAATGGGACGATGTCCGTAACGCTCAACTACAAGGAACAGTAATGTCAGATTTCTTCAAATTCCTACGGCAGAATCGACCCGATACGGGTCTGGTTGATAGATTTGACCTGAGCGAAATCTACGATTCCGACGAGCGTTTAGCTCTAAATAACCTCCTTCTCAATCCAGATGGCCTCGATCAGATCTATGGTCTGGCCAGAGGTGGTCTGACAAAAGAGGATATCAGAACCATGGGAGGTTTGGATAAGCCTGTTATCCACTCCCTTGGTATCTCGGCTTGGACGTTGAGTGACATCTCGTTCTCTCTGAGCCAGCAGATCACCACCGATAAAGCGGTAGGTCAACCTGGAAAACACTCCTTCTCCACTGCGGAGTTCTCTGATAACATCATAGTTATGCAGGGCGGCCTTGCCGCTAAGAAAATCGAGTACAACTTCCTGGACGAGAATGGAGAAGTAAGAACTACTACTGTCCCTACCTCCAGGGAAAGTCTTTTTAACTCCTCGAAGAATATAGCTGGTGAGTACACGTCAGCGTCATATCCTAGCCTTTTTAGAATTCGTCGTCGTTCCCATCTCTACGAACTTAGACTCGCCTCCAAACTCCTTATAGAGAAGGGATCTATTGTTGAGTCGCCGACCGACACTCTTAAGATCCCCACGTACATGCGTACCTCTAGCAACACGACTCCGAGTGTTGTTAATCTGCAGTGTTACGCCACTAAGAATTCGCCTCTGATCCTTCCTGTCAAGATTTTTGGTTCCGCTTCGATCTCGTTTTCAAGAAAAAATGCCACTTCTAGCTCCCCGGCTTTTGTGTACGGGTGGGAGCTGAAGAGACAGTCGGATCTGCAAACTGCCAGAACAGCAACCGTATCATCATCGGGAGCTGTTAACACGGTCAATATAACCGTCAATACATCTGGGACTATATGCAATGGTGTAGATAGTCTTTTATACATCTATCTAGACCCCACTGTCATAACTTCCGCCACGTTGGCGGGGCTCGGTATGACAGAGCAGGCTGGTAGAGATATCGGACTTGTAGGTTTCGATCTGCTAGAGGATCTGGATATCTCTAGAAATAATCTTTCTACTCTGCCGGTGTGGCTAAAGACTCTCCACGGGACTCTGAAACGACTCAATATAAGAGGAAATTCGTTCTGGAACAACGGCATCGTTTCATTCTTCGACTGGCAGGAGCCTCCCACCGGAATCACTGGAGCGAGTAATGCCGGCGGAAGACCTAACATCACGTTAGCGCAGGTGCTAGGGTACAGCGGTTGGACCGATTTAGATTCTATAACAGCCTACGACGGAACATACGCAACCGCTCAGGACTCAGAGGGTCGGCTCTATAGAAACCAGAGAAATATCTCTATCAACGGAGGCACTCCGCCTACAGTCGACATCGCCAACGGATTTAGACCATTCACTGTTCTAGAGGAGCTTAACCTAGGACCAAGCGTCAGGGTAGCTAACCCCGATTTCTCTACGCTATTCCCCAACCTGAGGACTCTAAGCATAGATACTGGGGGTAATTCCCCCAGAGTGTACTTCGGGCTTATTCCCAAGCTGAGAAATAATAACGCTTTAATGTCACTAAATCTCACGGACCATTTTGGTGATGTGGGCGGATCTGTTCGATACTTAGGAAACACTACAACTTGGAATTCCGCTGACTCTTCTTCTGTAAAACAGCAGTTTATTGGTCAGTTCAAGTTCTCTTCCTTTAACATTAACAATGGCGGAGGCGATATATCGGGGTGGTTTGGTGGAATCTGCACTACAAACGCCGAGCTAGGCACGAGCATCCCCTCCACCACCGTAGATGGGCTTTCTAAGTACAGTTTTGTGGCTACTGGATCAGCATCCGAAGCCTGGAGCGGCTGGTTGGCTGAGACTCAGTACCTTGGAATTTACTACCGAGACATTGCCCTAAGAATCGCTTCGGGCAACAATCTCACCTGGACAAAATTAAACAACGTAAATTGTAACTACTGCGGCGTTTGGGAAACATCCAACAAAGTACAGTATAACGCTAGTGTTGGAACAGGGACAGAGCAAGCAACCGATGTACTTCAGGCTCCGCAGCTTGCAAATATAGACGCCTGGTACTCTGGATGGTACGGAAAACTCTTTTCAATCGCAGGAGCTCCTGATCTTACTACATTTAACTTCGGTGCAAACAACTGGAGCGGGTACACCACTACAGACGGGAGACAGTACCTTCTGCCAACTAATTTTGCCAACGAGGCTACGGCTTCTTCGTACCACAATCTGAGGAATCTGTACTTACACAACCTATTCAATTCGTCATCCAGAGATCTGGAATTTAGGCAGGATGATCTAAGAAACCTCCCTAGAATCTCCACGTTCTACATCGGAGACTCGTATATCACTGGCAAATTCCCCACCGTGTACACGGCTACAAATACTTCTGGGGTTAACTTTAGTACCTGGTTCCACAGTTGCAGATTCAGGGATTTATCGGCACTGGGCTCATCTCAAACCGGAAGGGTGCAGTCGATTTATGGTCCGTCTAATGGTACTGGGGTCGGAGGGTCGCTGCTTCCTAACTTCTCTACATCCGCTAATAACACCGTACTAGAGTACGTCAATCTAGACGGTACTCTCCCATCAAGGTACTCGGGCAATTGGTCCGTTGTGGCCAACAGAGGAAAGCTGATAGACCCGCTCATCAGTGGCTCTGTGGAGGAAACCACCCCTTCGGTTACCTGGACGTCGAGAAACAACAACAATACCGCGAACGAAACGTCAGAAAAACTGTATCAAAGTAACGCCGGTGGCTTCCAGATCGATTCTCAGGTGATGGTTGGAGATATAGTTTTTAACGGAATCACAGAGATAGGCAGGGTAACTCAGATCGACCGAGGTAATCAGTTTATTTACATCAGCACTCCCGCGTCGTTAAGCTCCGCCACTCTGAAGTTCAGAAGGGCGGGTCAGGATATCAGCTCTTTCTTCAATAACCACACCAGCCTCGATCAGGTGTATCTTCAGAGCGTAAAAGCTACAGGTGCGGTTCCTCAGTTTACTAATTGCAGAAACCTTCGGTTTGTGTACCTAAACAACAATCTTCTCACGACGTATCAAACCGGTACGCTTAAAAACATCACTGGGATGAGTACGGGCTCTTCTACCACTCCGCGGTTAAGAAGATTCTATCTTGAGAGTAATGCTCTTACCAAGCAATCCATCAAGAACATCATTAATGATGTCCATGATATAGCAGTGTACTTTAGATCGAGAAGGATAGATCCTAACTTTATCATAGGGCTGTACTCTACCAAGTACGACCCTGCGAACAAAGAGTATCAGAACTGGACGAGAGCGGAGATCTTCGACCAGTCATCCACCACAACAAACGCTGCCGGGGAGACTATAACTATTCCCGACCCACTGGAAACAAAATTCGATCAGCTCGGTACAGGAAATACCTACCGCGGAATCGTGATCCAACTCTTTTAATACACCAGGAGCATTCTGAAACATGGCAATCGGTTTAACTAGATCCAAAAATCTATCTGAATCTAACCTCAATCTTAAAACGGCCTTACAGAAGCTGTATGCTCCTGGAATTGAAGATGATATCGAGCTATACTCGCTATCCTCCTCTGTCGAGTCGATATGCTTTTCCGGCCTGGCAAATAACCAAGACTCTCAGATCTTCCGTCTCACCACAGAAAGACTAAGTACTCTCACTGGGGACTTCGTAAACAGAACCAAATTCAGCACCAGGTATTTTACGTTTACCGACGAAAATAAGGTGTACTTTACAAAGTACACTGCGGGCATCGGTAACAGCACCCTCGCTAGAGCCCCACGTTATTCCGATAACGGATCGGTACCCTCTATCAGGCTAGTCTCCGGTGGAGGTGGTTTCTACTTTCTTGACTCTCAGGATTCCGTGGCAGCACTGGAGAATTTCTCCACTACCTGGTCCGCTACGGCCACCTCCACTCTCACAATCACTCTAAATAACCACGGGTTTCAAGAGGGACAGGGACTAAATATCAGATTCGATAATACTGGAGGAGGTACTAACGCTACATTCGGCGAGTACGCCATTACTAGCGTTGAAACCAATAGTTTCACCGTTACCAATATCGGAGGTGTCATATCAGGGTCTGGAAACGCCATCGTATCTAGCTCTGATGTCAGACTCTCCAATGTCCAGTTACGTGGTAAAACCAGTGGAAGAACAACCCTTAGGGCTAACGTTACCTTCGGTAAGCAAGGCTTTGATTACCTTGCTGGAGTTGCAGCTACTTACTCTAACACGAACTTTGGAACAGAGTTAGGAAGCACGGCTTCTACAGCTATTACTCTCACGAACCACGGACTTTCCACCGGTCAAAGTGTTTACATCCGCGTTACATCAGGCACGTTACAGAGCGGGTTTGTGAGCTCGGTAACAAAAACATCCGATAGTACATTCAATGTAGTTCTCCCGGCAACATCCGCCAACACAAACCAAACTTGTGAAGTATGCTATGTTGATGAACTCACGAGATTTACTCCTAATAACGGCTCAAGGTACTTTGTCAAGTCGATAACCATCACTGACCCCGGCAGCGGGTACGTTATCCCAGAGGAGCTCGAGATCGTAGAAAGCACCGTTAACGAGAGCAACTCGGGGCAAGTTATAAAGCTAAGGAAGCAAAGAGGCCCTCTGTTTGAGGGTATGCCTGAGATTATCAGGACCGAGGTTTTTACGTACACAGTCAAAAATGCCACAGAGGAGGGTTTCTTCCTTTACGACGAGGAGAGAAGAGAATACTTGTTCCTGGACAAAAACACTCCTGGAACCGGGCTGACATCCTCCCAGGAGATAGAGCTGAGAAGATTTGACGGAGTTAATGTAAATAATATTCTTCAGTTCAAATTCGCCCAGTCGCCGATCTACCTCAGAAGTTACACAGGTGATATATTTTCGATGGGTAGCTCCATCTCTGGGGCGATCAATAGTATCAGTAACTTGGCCTCCAATCTAAAGTCCAGATCGAGGCTCTCCATACAAAACACGAAGAGACCGACCCCAGCAACATCAGAGGAGAACATACTCGGCTACACCTATAACTCTTTTGCGGGTCGCGACGTTGTTATCTGGCAGAGGGTCGTTCTACGTGACCAGGACTACGTGATAGATCCGTTGGATACCACTCTGGGATCTGGATCTATAACCGGGGACAGACTTCGTACCGCGGTCTCCGAATTTGTTATGGGACCAATTGTGTCCTGGTCATCCACCACCTCTGGAGTGGTAACCATTCCGCTTAATGGACATTCCGTACAGACCGGAGATACTGTAAGAGTATCCAACATCTCTGTGACAACTGGTTCTGGATTCTCGGAGGGGGCCTACACAGCTACGTACATTAACGCGTCGTCCTTCTCCATAACGGTTAGCTCGACTACTGCCAGTACCGGAACGCTCAACCTGATCATCCCGGATCCTAACTTCCAGATCAGAGTACCAGGGCTCTTCATTAAAGTCGGTAATGTCTACCGCAGAGCGTTCTCCACCACCGATAAGCCTTTCTTCCAGCAGATAACGGACTCCGCCGGAGCCGGGGCTTTTGCCAATCCGACAATCAGTGGAAGTGGGGCAAGTTTTACGGGGCAAAGTTACGGTGCTCTTAGCGCAGAGGGTACGATGACCACTACAAATCCGGCCGCCACAAACTGGTACTCGTATAACACCACGATTTCAGAATTGGCGCAGCGTATTCACACCAATGGCAGGGACGGAGCTTTCTACTTCCACAGACCAACTGCACCTTCAGTAGCAAACGTATCTGTTATAAGAAATGGCGCAGCTGCTACAATCTACGCCGTTCCTCTATTTACTTTAGTTTAAGTCCAGGAGGGGTTGTTGGCTGAGAGAACACTCAACTGACTTCCCCCGGTCTGCTTGCGGATGAAGAGGTAGTACTTGTCCTTTACAGGCTTATTGTTCGAGTGCAGTCGAACATCGTTGTAGATTTTGGAATTAATAGCAGTTGATGAGTTGGTTGGTAGACCTATGTTCAGTTCTACCTCCAGCTTATGTGTATATTCCGAGCCGGTAAACACCGGCTTTTGCGCTGTTGTTAGCGATGATAGCAGGTTAGTACGCTCCGAAGCTGCAAAATCAAACATCAGCTTATCGGTAACATAGAGGGACTTCTGTCCCATGTCACTAACATCGCTGATCCTTCCACCCCACCATACATCGAACTGCCCCTCGGTGGAGGCGTAGAGGGAGTCGTCCGTTTTAGCCAGGCCTTGCAGTTCGATGTTCTGAATAGAGTAGGGAGGATAGCATAGGCCTCCTAAGCCGGGATCAGATGCCCCGGTCGAATTATCGTAGCCAAATGGAACCACGATATCCGCCGGAGGAGCCGGGAGCTCAGTATCCGAGGTAAAGGGCTGGGCCTCCGTGGGCGAGGATCCGGCTTTAACGTACAGAGTCTCTCCAAAGCTTAATCCGGCTCCGTTGTCCGCCCTGAGGAACTGGTACGCAGAGCTGAATACGAAGCGGATTTGGATGAGTCTGCTGTTAACGTTTCCGCCACTTGGAGCTGGAATGATGGCCAATCTTGCAACCTTAGCTCCTGAGGAGTCAACAATGTTAGAAGGAAGGATACCACCAAGCTGGAAGTGATTGTAGTACACCTGGCAGTTTGTGTACTGCCCGGCGGCAATAGATGGGGAGAAGGTAACAGTGCCTGTAGAGGCGTTGTACGATGTAACTCTCCTTACAGTCGCGTCTCCCTGGAAGATGATTTCGGATCCGATGTACTGGTTATTATTTGAGTTTGTGGAGTCGGGAGTGAAAATACCACCGGACGAGGTTATCGTGGTCCCTCCGGCATTAACCGTTAGGGTGGCGCTGGAGAAAGAGGGACGCTGGGCGCCGATGAGCCCGTAGAAGTCGTAATTCGCCCCACCTTTGTCAAACTCGGCCCAGAACATCGACTTGGACGAGTGGTTTCTGCTCGTGGCTCCTAGTGTTAACTGCGCGATTATGCCTGTGTTATCGTAGGTGAAGGTCGTACCGTTCCATGTGCCAACGCTCAATCTGCCAACCCCATCAACCTCCTCGTAAAGAACTCGCGAAGTGGAGGCATAATTAGCATCCGAAGGGAGCCTATTTACCTGCACCGTAGAGATATTCTGCCTTGTGGATCTAGAGAAGGTGGTTGTATTATCCAGCATATGGAGGGCTTTTCCATATGTTGTTGTGGAGGTTGTGGAAACGACTCCTAGGTCATTGGACGGGTACGCGTTAATAATAACATTTCCGCCAAATCCCGCAGCGTTTTCCACCACCTCGATAAAAGTATAATTCTCGCCTTTCTTTCTTATCTCATCCGGGGCTAAGTTTCTACCAAAATACGGAGCTATAGTGCCGATCTCCGCCACGGTGCCCTTCTTCTGCCTTCCGATCATCAAGAGCTTCGAGTGATTATAGTCGTAGTCTCTTTCAGTGCTAGACGTGGTGATCGAGTTTAGGAGCGTTCCATCGTACCGGGTTGGCGTGTAAGTGTTTAGAGCGGGAAGGCTTCCATAGATAGCCTTATAGAGATCGAGATTCTCTTCGAATGGTACCCGAGCAGGATTAGGCTCAGCGTAATTAACCCCGACATTTTCAAGGAGATCAGTTACGCGCTTGTAAGCCCCGTAGGGGTTAGGATTGAAGAGGTACTTTTGCCATAAAGATCTCTCCTCGCGAGAGGAGGGTCCTGGAATCACGTTAAACGGACGATTTCTCGCGATCACCCATATAGTCTGACCATTGGAGGGGCTGATTCCAGATATAGAGAAAGTTGCGTAGGTTACGCCAGACACAGGGTCTCCCTTTCTGGCGATTATGGTGGTAGAGGGCAGCGTAAATCCGGTAATAGCGGAGGGTTTGGAGGCATTGACCGGAGTGTATCCTACGATCTCAAAAACCGAATTATAATCGTCGAAGTTCGCCTCGCCGGCAGCGCTTCCGCCAGCGGAAGTATCGACAGCCCAAGCGCTTTGCGCAGAGTTCCAAGTCAGCCTAAGCTGAGAGGAGTAATCGTTCCACTTGGACAGATCCGCTGTCGGCAGGTTTGTGTCCAGCATCTGAATGAAGAAGCTCGCAGTGCCCAGGGGCTGCCTTGTTGCGTTATTTGTCTGAGTCGGATCTGTGGAAGGCTGACCGTACCAGAATCTGATAACTACGGGAACGTAGTCATCTGTGAAGTTTTTAATAGTATTTCCTTCTCTATCCGAGTAGGCATCGCTTAGATCCCATGCCCCACCATTTACCAGAGATCTCTGCGAAGGCACGGTCCCGTCACCCGCCCCGATGGCCATCGTTGGACCGCCCTGAACGTAGTACAATCTGCCGCCTAAAGCGTTCGGAACGGCGTTTTCCTTTGAAAGCTGAGTGTAGTAAGTGCTCGGATCAGCCGTGTTAAGGGCGGTTCTCCAAGTGCCTTCAATAGCTCCAGTGGTAGAGTTGTAACCGCTCTTCTCGAAATAGTCGACGCGTAAGTGCCCGTTAACCTGGGCAGCCCATCTCATCATCGTTGAGCTGGAGCTGACATCACCCCGTCTCACCCAGGTATCGAATCTGAGACCCCAGTTATAGCGGGTATTGATCCCACGCGGCAGGATCTGATCGAACTTCATATTCCCATCACGTACAATGGGGAACTTGGGATTGGTAAGGGCGGACTGAGTAGGATTACCGTACTCATCCACATCGTTCATATAATGGTCGTACTCCCCACTCCACCAGTATTCGCTCTCCGACTCTGGAGTAAAAGCTCCGTTCTGAATATATCCTATCCGGTGCGTATTAGCGATCTGGGCGGACGTAGTGGGAAGAAAGTCCGCTGAGTTCTCCATGGTGGAGGTGATGGCCTCAGTGAAGAATGGAGGTGGGTTCGTGTGCGAGTATTTATTTGTGGAGCCCGTAGGTTGGGTTTCCGGTACGTAGTACTTGTAAAGTACAGTCCCCTGCCCCTGGTATACTGTTCCTCTACCAGCAAAACGTTCTGATTGAGCAATGCGATCGGAGATCCGCTGGCGAGGATTAACAAGCGCAGCGGAAGCTCCGGTACTATCTTCGGCATTGATCGAAGCGCCTTGAAGGATCTCAAAATCCTCCTTCTTGAGGTCAAATCTAACAACCCCATCAAGAACTTGGAGGTCGGTCGGTCTAAATGAACCTGAGGTTGAAGCCTCCGCAGGATCCTGGATGTCCTTAAGCACCTCGGCAAGAGCCTTATTGTTAGACTCTAAGTCACCCAGGGCCTCATCTCGAACTAAGCCGAAGTACTTTACCTCGGTCTCAGCACTGTCTCTTTGCGCGAAGGGTTGGGGCTGGGTTCTGGAAGTTCTTAGTCTCCCACCGCTTTTTGACTTAGGCATCTTCTCAAGGCACTACGTATAGTATACTTTAAACCTCCAAGATCACTTAGAGGTGTAAAGATCCGCGTAGGCCCTGATCACAGACTGAACAAACTCGGAGCGGGTGATATCATCAAAGCCAAACTCCACATGACCAACATCTTTCAGAGGCCGGAGGCGGGCAAGAGCGTCCGAAAGCCCATCTCCGCCAAAACGATTGGCCAGGTCCCGCTGAACTACGTCCCCGAGCACCGCCACGCTGGATCCCTCGCCAAGCCTTGTCAGGATCGTCATCACGCTGTGAGTAGTAGCGTTCTGCATCTCGTCGGCGATAATCATGCACCTGTGCAGTGAACGCCCCCTGAGGTGCTCGATGGGAAGAAACTCGATATGCTTCTTTGAGAGAAGGTACTCTGCTTTTCCTTTGGCCATAAATACCTCCAGAGCGTCGCGGACCGGGCTGATATGCGGGGCGATCTTCTCGTCGAGGTTGCCAGGCAGAAAGCCGAGACCCTGCTCGCCTGGAACGTTGACAACAGGCTTTACGTAGTAGATCTTGTCGATCTCACGCTTGGAAAGCTTCTCACAAGCGATGTAAGTTGCCAGGAGAGTCTTGGCGGTGCCAGGAGGACCAGAGAGCAGGGTAAGTGTCTTCGTTCTCAGATAATTCATGGCATCGACCTGGTTAGGATTGCGGGGCATCAGGGTCTTGCTCTCCTGGAATTTAGGCTGCGATCCCGTATTTTCCATGGAGAGAAGGTGGTTCTCCTCGAGCTGGCGCTGTTTCCGTGTTGATTTTCTAGCCATGATAGAATTTGCGTCTAGGAAGTTGATACGAAAAAAGACCCAAGAGCACGAGAGCTCCGGGGTCTTCAGGTCATGTAACGCCGATCAGTAGTCTGGACATGCGCTAATGTTTTCGCATCCTGACATACTTTAAACCACTCTTACCTTAAGTACGCTTCCGGTACGGTACATTCCTCCCACTGCCACAGGTGGAGTTGCTGCCGCGGCTGCGGTGTCATCGGCGAACTCCCTAAGCCCCGTAAAACTGATCCGTGAGAAGGGCACGGCTGCTCTGTCCCCGAACCTCCTAGCCACTCCCGTGGAGTCGACGTAGTACATCTCGTCGAGAGCCTCGTTGAGGAAGAGCTCGCCCCTGTAGGCGTTAGTGGCATCCTCATTGTGCTGGGTCTGAAGGTACGCCAGATTGTGAGTCGTATCGTTCGTGAATCTTACTCCCCAGCGATGATAGGGAGGTTGGGGGGTGGCGGGCATGTTCCTGCTCTGTGCGAATATCTGTATATGTACTTTAAACTCTAGTACGTTAGTGAAAAGTAATAGTTAAAAAGTTACGGTGCATGGGCGCGGGCGCTAGCGCTCGTGAGCGCAGCCTTGACAGCTTGCGAGCGTATGATATAATAGAGCTACTATGATAGCCCTTCGCATGTCCCGTCCAGTCACAGCTGTTCTTCTAGGAGCCGATAGAGTCGGAAAATCCACAATCGTAAAAAATACGATTGATAGGTTCGGGCATAAGGACGTAGATGCCATTACTCTGCACTTCTCCGGTCCTCAACCCCACCACTCCTCCCCTATCCAGCAGTACATCGAGCCTTTTGAATCTGTGCTCGAGATGATGCCAGAGTTTGTAATCTGCGACAGGGGCTTTTCCGAGGTCTGCTTCTACGACGAGTTTCGTCGCCACACCACCATCAGCCCCCAGTGGGCTCAGTCCGCTGAATCGTACTTTCTAGAACGGAGCAGTCGCCTCCATGTATTCCTCGTGGAGAGGGACTGGGAGTGGAGCGAACCCCACCACCTCGCAGAGGTCCTTGAGCAGTATCCAGATGCCACGGCTTGGTGGGTGAAGAATCAGATGAAGGCGAGAGAGGCCGAGCATCACGCCTACTACGATTACATGCATAACTACCTCAACCACTACTCACTTCTCCCGCACACAGTGATCCGTGATTCCGACATTGATTATAATTTGGTCGATCAGCTTATCGGTGTTTAAAGATAATCGACTAGACCCCACTTCGGTGGGCTTCCCATCCCACTTAGAAGTATTACTTCACTATGGCTAATATCCTTAACGAAGGTCTGTACCGCACTCTCGGGATCCAGTTCGAGTACAAGATTAAACTTCAGGAATTTCTGAACGAGGCCCGTACCGACTCGCTGGTATCCTCATACACATCCGGATCCAACACAGCGGCCGCTCGCCTGGCGCTCTACAACAGCTTCGTTAAGGCGGGACCCACTATGGGCTTCGAGGCCAAGAAAGCCGCTTATAACCTTCTCAACTATATTGTCGCTGCTCTGAACGCCAGCGCCGACGTCCCCGCCGCTGACAAGACGACTCTGACCGATCTGCTGGGCGATGTGACTCGCTATGTTGGCATGGAGGGCGAGGAGGATTTTCACTTCATGGTTGCCACCTTCAACCTGGCCGAAGTGATCTCCGGAGTCATCGCTGAGGTAGTACCCGCTCCTCAGGCACCCACCGGCGGCCTGGTAACTCTGACTCTTGAGAAGCAGGGAAGTGGCTATACGACTGATGGCACGGCTACCTCCGGCACGGTATCGATCCTGATCGAGTCGACTGAGACAACCAATCCAGCCGGTTACGCCGCTGCTGAGGCCACTGCCACTCTCACATCGGGTAAAGTCACAGCGATTGGAGCCATTACTCTCGCCGGAGATGGATTCGAGGTCGGTCAGATTGTAGCTATTAATGTGGACACCGCAAATTCTGCCGGAGCCACACAAAAGACCGCGGCTCTGGCCAAAGTCACTGCCGTTGCCTGATAAGTATCCGATGTGTCAAGTCTGTATCGCTGCAGGGCCCGTGTAGGCTATCGGCCATTCGGGTCCGATAAGCTTATCCTGTTCGACGAAAAGCAGATACAGGAGCTTAATGTAAAACTCAAGTGGCAGCCCGGCCTCATCAGGGGTAACGCTGATCGTTCCACAGAGGCCTCGGTTGCCACTAACGTGCTGTCTCAGTCCACCTGCTCGGTGACGATCTCCGATCCATACCTGACAGGGCTAGCGTGGCCCGCTCTATTCGATTCCGCGAGCCTATATAGTCAGTCGACCATCTCCGCGGCTAACAACATAATCCTACCACCTTGCGCCGAGGGCCAGGACCCGTATGTTGACAAATGCTTTAAGTACGTCGATACGGAAACCGATGAGACAGCAGGACTGGGAACACAGAATTTCGCCTTCCTACTCATATCACTATGGTACGACGTCAAGGGCACCTCATTCGGCACTGACTTCTACTTCAGGGTAAATGGCTTCTCTGTATCTCACGGCACGAAGTACCCCAGCGTAACAGTGCGAGGGGTCGAGGCGCGCTCTGTTCTATTCAATCAGTCCCTCGCAAATATGACACTCGAGGAGGGCGTGGAGATCGAGAAGGCGCTCAAGGACATGGCGGAGAAGCTGGGCTACTCCGTCTCATTCTGTGCTAACACCAACACCGAACCCGACAAGAAACGCTTGCTCCCTCGCGCTGTAAGATACACCGGAATAACAACCGATGAGGCCATCAAGAAGGTACTGAATTCTGTCGGGGGTAACATGCTCTCCCTTCCCACACGGGAGTACGCAAACCGGATCTCGATGTGTACTCGTGGCGAAGTCAATCAGGGTTGCTCCGTATTCTATCTCGGTAAGGGCCTATACGAAGGATACGAGATCTCTGGATCTCCAGAGCTTACACTGCTCGGTAAGAACTACGAGCAGGGATCAAAAGGAAATAACGCGGATCCGTACGCCTCCGAGGCCTTTAAAGCCTCAACGTATCTCATCGGGGATGTCACTCCGAATAAGCGCAAAAAGGCCATGGAGAAGGTTAAGAAGGTAGCTTTTCCTGAGTTATTCAAACCCGTACCCAAGCACATCAAAAAAACTCCCACAGCCACTGGGTACGTGTGGCGCGATGAGCAGTCCGCGTCCGGTAACACAAAGGGTATCCAGGTGATCAACGAGGAGGCGTCTAAAATCCAGAAGGAAGGCCTGAACTTGTTTGGCATAGCACCCAACGGCACCACGGCCATCTCGTTTCTTAGCGGCGAAGTCCAGGAGGCCGATGAGAGGCAGGGAAGGGTGGTGGTTAAGACAAAATTCTCCCTGCAGATCTGCGAGAAGGAGGGGAGCCAGAAGTGCTTCTTTCGGCCGATCCTTCAGGAGTCTACGAGCCTCTCGTCGGTTAAGGTGAAAGCAAAAGATAAGCTCGAGATCTCTCAGGAGATCGGGGCCTCAACGTCCGATAAGCCAGAGTTTACAAGGTTCTATATCCTTGGGCATAATGGAGCGTTCACCACTCTCAATCCAAAACTGGTGTGGAACTGGGCGTTTCCCGAAGAGGAGGTGCCTAAGCCCGAACAACCCGTGGTCTCCTCACAGCCCACTCAGGCAGCACCCGTGACCCCGGGCACTGTTGTGGGCAGAGTTGGTTCCACAGGGAACTCCTCCGGCCCCCATGTTCACATTCAGGAATCCACAGGGCGCACCCTGTCGGAAGCGCGGCTTCGCCAATTGGCCGGAAAGTACGTAACAGTTGCGGGAAAGTCCCTCACCTCGTATTCTCAGGGGGATGGATTTGGGGCCGGGAGAGGCCACGCTGGGCTTGACTACCCGATTAAAGAGGGGGAGCCTATCGGAGTAACAGGCAAGATCATCGCCGCGGGACCAAACGTCGGAGGCAGCGGTTGCGGCAACGGCTTAGCCTTCCAACCTCCCGAAGGACCCGAGCTCCTAATCTGCCACCTTAAGGACAACTCCATACCTCCCAACATCGCGGGAATGTCCGTCTCGTCGGGCGGAGGGAAGCCAGGGCAGGCCATACAGAGCTCGCCATCGGTGCAGGGCCTGACGCTCGAGACCAGCTTCAAGGGCGTGCCCAGAGCCCTACGTATCATCCCAGGTCGCACCATCCTGTCCTTCATCACCAACTACGATTAGTGGGTGGAGCAGGGTAGGCCCGTGTCCATGGACCCCGGAGTGTGGATACCCGACCGTTTCAAGAACTGGTTTGTTAACGAGTGCGACTATAAGTGGAGAGATGGTGATCTCAGAATACAGCTAGAAGCGATCAATGCGTGGGGATTTACAAAAGTCTCATCTCCGACCTTCGATGCTTATCTCGAAGGCATGAGGAAGTCGGGCGATGCCAAAATCTCCAGAAACTACTACGACTATATCAGATCGATCGGTGATCTCAACTGGAAACTTCCTGACGGAAAGGACTCCACTGAGGTGTACTGTCCCGAGGCCCAGCAACTTAGCCAGGCTCTCAGCCAGGGAGGCGACTCCACCTCTCCGTCAAACACGCAAGGCTCGTACCCGCAAGGAGACTGTAGAACTGGGGATGCCACAAAAGATTCTATTATCAATGCTTTGTACTCGGCGGGTCTAAAAACCCCCAATGCTTTTGCTGGGGCGCTTGGTAACCTCCAGGAGGAGAGCGGATTTGACCCTAATGTCCATAATACGCCAAGGCAAGGTGTTACTTGTGTTACCGACTCTGGGGTACCGGAGAAATGCTATGGACTTGTTCAGTGGGGCGGGAGCCGAAAAGTTAGAGCCGTAGCAAAATGTGGCCAAACAAGCACACTGCAATGTCAGCTCGAGTTTGTTGTACAGGAGATAAAACAGCGTGGTGGTGGGCTGGTTGAGGAAATGAACGCGGCAAGCTCCGCATCGGCAGCAGCTGAGATCTGGAGACGTAAGTACGAGGTGGCGAGTGGCGGCATCGCAAAGAGGCAGCAGTTTGCCGAGCAAATCGTAAAGCAAATCAAATGCTCTAAACCTTTATGATCTACAGAGCCATCGCTAGCGCTATAATGGGAGCTGTGCTCTCCAACTCCAAGAAGGAGGTCATGGAGATCGCCAAGAGGCAGGTCATGCAATCCCAGATGGAGGGAGCGAGGAAGGCGATGCTGGCTCACGTTGCCGAAAAGTACACAGAGGAGGTGGAGTATAATCTCTCTCAGTACATCAGGGCTCTGGGCGAATCGAGCGTCGAGATCGAGTTTAAGGGAAAGCCCGGCGAAGCGCTTATCATGCGTGCCGAAAGCGCCGTGAAGGAGCTCGAGGGGTACATAGAAGCCCAGAATCCCGACGGGGCAGTGATCCAATTCCTCAAGCGTAGGTACAAGGAGGAGGGTGTTCGCATCGTTTCCGGTAGGCTTTATGCCGGCCACTACGTCAACAGGCGTTCTCAAGGAATCTACGAGGTGGCCAATCGTATGGGCTACGCTGCAGCAGTTGATAAGAAAAAGCCCTGGTTGACAGGGCCAAAGACAACCGAGGGCATAGAGAATATAATCACCAACGCCGCTGTGGAGATATTTGAAGTGATGTTTGATGACGTAGATCTCAGCTCCGAACTCGCTGGGCTTAAATTCACCGGCGTTGGAGACCAACTCGCTGAGAATAGCGGGGCGGGGTTTGCCGCGCCGGAGCGCTCGCGTCCCAAGTCCTCGCGTAAGAAGAAGAAACGCTAACCGTAGTATTTTGAACCCTTCTCCAGATTGGCTTTGGCGCTAAGCGCCTGGAGCTGAGCGTTCATCATATGGTAATCGAACCACGACTCGGCGAGATCGGTGTCTCTCATGTAGCATTTTGTTCCCCTACAGTATACATCGACTCTCTCCAGATCCACCTTCATCTCCCTGCACCACTCCTCGACAAGGTTCTTGAAAGGATACCGGTGATCGATGTGAAACTCTCCAGAGTTGATAAACTCGCCACTTACGGCGCACTTTAGTGGTTTCTTTTTGAGCTGGCGGTTGACACTCAGACGGAACGTTTTGATCTGCGGATCGATGATCTGCCTCATCGCCACAAGAGCGTCCTTTTTATTTTGCTTGTACTCGGGTACCGCAACCTCTCGCGGGAACAGTTCATCCACGACTTTGCCCTTCCCCAGCCAGATCTCCCTCTTGGATTTAGAGGTGACCATCACAACGCCCCTCACCGCTTTGCCCTGAAACTTCTTGCTGCGTATCTTGTACCGTACCGGTCCACGATCCTTTACCAGCTTCCACTTAGGAATCAGGTCTATGACGGAGCTGATGAACTCCTCGTCGTCTCCCCTGACAAAGTAGTTACACTCTGTCGCGTTTGTTACTTCGCTCCACTTTTTCTCGAAGCCGCTTTTGGTGTAGGAATCTCCTTTGATGGCAATGGTCCGTCGCATAAAATAAACTCTATTAGCTGGTCCGAATACCGCCGGATATCATCGGCGTTTCTAAGGTGGGGGTTCTTACGAACAATAGTGGAGACGCTTCTCTTCTTCACGAGGTAGTCGGTGAGGAACGTCTCGTCCTCAGGATCCAGGTCCGTGATCTTACACAACAGATCCTTATGGGATGTCATCAGATCCCCCATGGTGAGATTCGTCTCGTAGTCAGGCTCGATCACGTTGGAGTACTCCGTAATCTGAGAGAAGCTCATGGAGAAAGCTTGGCGTACTGCCCGGACCTTCTTAACTGGGACCTGGATCTTTTCCGCGATCTCGTCGTCGGTTATGCTAGGATCCTGCAGAAGGTACTTCCTGATCTTCAGATAGAGATCGGAGTAGGAACGGGGGATTTTTACCAGGCGACTATTATCGCGTAGGTAGTTAAGCATGTGAAACTGCAGGCATCTATTCACCCAGGTGGAGAAGTTGGCGCCCTTGCTCTGGTCCCAGGAATCGTAGATACGAACAATGTACTCCAGCGCGGCGTCCCTGAGCTCCTCGTAAGGCAGCCCTGTAAAGCTCGAGATCTTGCGAGCTACTTGGTTGGCCTTCCACATCTGGGAGATAATCTGCTTATCCCGCTCCGTCTCTCTTCTGGACCCTCTGCGGGTCTCGGCGTTAAAGTTAAGATTCATTTGCCAGGGGATTCTATAGCACCGATGATGAAGTCCTTGAGCTGAGTCTTAGCCAAGATCCCCTCGGTATTTATACCTAGAAGATCGGAGTCCTCGTCAAAAACGGCAAAGTTAGGAGTACCATCGCACTCGATCTGATCGCAAAACTTCCAATCGTCAGAAGTTACGTCCCATTCGCCAAACCCAATTGCGTAGTGCGGATACTCTTCCGCGAGTTCGTTAGCAGCTTCTGCCCATACGGGTTTCATCGTGTTACAGGCAACGCACCCCGGCTGCTGAAAGAAGACTACGCGGTGTTTGAATTGCTGATCTGTCATAGTTTGTATACTTGCAAGTAATACGTTACGTATTATACCATATAAACTAACGTTACAGGTACCGTGTTGTCGTGGAGGAGCGTCCATGGCCCGCTCCTATCAGCCCGATGTCGCTGGAGATGCGCCGGCTCCCTCCTTGGTAGTAGGGGTCGTGGACAAGACGCGGAAGCCTACCTCTGTCTCCTCCGTGCACGGCTCTACCACCCATGATCTCATCACGGTACACGGTGACTCCGTACACAAAAGCATCGACAAAGTCGTCGTTTTTGATGAATGGGAAGGAGGTCAGCTCGGCAATACGCTCTGCTAGGTTGGGGAGATTCTCGTAGAGTGAGACGGCTCCGTCCTCGACAATGGGGGCGATAGCGTTGGCCCTTAGTACCTTATCCTTGTTGGGCACCAGCTCCTTGATGGAGATATTCACGGTGCGTTTTAGTGTCTGGATAAGTGGGACACCTTGCGCTCTACCTTCGATGTAAATGCATCGTATCTTCCACTGCTTGATGAGCTGGGGGAATATCTTCTCAAGATCCGGAAACTCCAGTCGCTCCAGAATGTAGTGGATGAGGTGGAGCTTGGTGTTCTTGCGATCGTACCCCCATATACATATCGCGGTAAAGTCATTCATCCTATCGGCTTTGTACGCGGTGTCGATAGTCGCGTAAATAAATCCGTACTTCCCGAGATTCTTCGAGTGGTAATCAAACCACACCTCCTTGAAGATAGCGCCTTGCTCGCCAGCGGGTCGACCCTGGTACAGTGAGTTAAAGTCCTTATCCCCGATGGACTTTTTGATAGCCTGCAGGTTCTGAACGGGGAAGAACTCAGGCCAGTGCGACTCGCCGAGCTTTCTGCCAAGAACGTCGTTTTCCTCATCGACGCACAGAGCGGGCACGTTGAGCTCTCTCCAGCCTTCGGGGTCAGCCTTGAGCAACCTGCCGATCACATCGTCCACGTGAAACCTGGTTCCCATGGAGATAATAGCGTGGTTGGGTAGACCACGAGTCAGGAACTGCGCCTGCGTCCAAGCAAACGTGCTCTCCATGATAGTCGCCGAGTTACCGTCCGCGAGAAGGTCATCCAGCAGACCTACACCCGGTAGGTCTTCGTCGCTGATGACTCCAAAACCAAAACCCGTAACGTTACCACCGGCGGAGGCGATCTTAATAAGCCCACCGTTGTTATTTCTGATCGCGCTCAGATTGCATTTCTCGCGATCTATCTCGCACTCGGGAAAGATCCACTTAAACTGCTCGTGGGAGATATACTCGATAACCGCTCTTGAGTTCTCGTTGGTCAGCTGGAGAGCGTAGGAGCTCATGATAAACTGAGCGGTGGGGCTCCGGCCCATCTGCCAAGCTGGAAAGATCTTGGAGATGAGAAGCGATTTTCCCGTACGAGGAGGTAGGGAGATGGCCGATTGCTTATACGCGGGTTTACCATCCCCGATATTCTGCAGGAAATTTCCGATGATATTATGGACTTTGAATGGGGTAAATTTTCCCGCGATAGGCACCTCACTTGTGATGTAACGCGCGAAAGTCAAGAAGTCTGTTCTGCACTTAAGTCTGAGCAGCTCCTGCTTGTCGGATGCGGAGAGAGCTTTGAGGCTCTTCTCCATCTCCTTAACAGTTTGCTTCTCCGCTTTGAGCTCGGCCTTGTTCATAAGTGATCTGATCCAGTAGGGATGTGTAGGGGGGGTTTTCCGAGATCGCGGAAGGGAGTTTGGCAAGTAACAACGATTCGGGATCGGGAGGTGTTGGAGAGTTTATCCTGGATTCCAGAGAATCCCGAAGAGCTTTATTCTTGTCTCGTTTGGTGAGGCACTTATCAAAAGCAATAGGAACGTCTGTAGGTATTAGTCCTAGAATGAAACTCGTGAGATCCACAAGCCCTCCGCCCGGTTCCATGGACTTCCACTCTTTATCGGCTTTCTTTAGAAACTCCCGGCTGATGTACGTAGCTTCTTTCTTCGATAGGCCGTTAAGCACAGAGATGTACTTGATGTTGCTAAACGTGGTTGCTAGTGGTTCAGTTATAAACACCCCAGCGCTTCCGCCGTGTTTTACAGCGTCGAGTCTTCTGGTGTAGTTATAGACGTCTCTAATAGCCTTAAACGCCTCTCGGATGGCTATGTAGGTTTGGGACATAAACGATCCGTTACCCATCATAAGCTTATTCACGAGACGGTACTGCGCGTCAAGAAGCTTTCTCTCTACAGACTCGATCTTGGTTATGTTATTATCGGCTTGCTTGAACGTCTTCTCGATTGTCTCGAATGTGTACATCATCTCCGTCCAGAGCTCGGGCCAGTCGGCGTTTTTCGCGCTGTCAAGCCTGTCCGCCATCTCGCCGAGTCTCTTTACGTTCTGGATAAGCTGCGTTAAATCAAGCTGGTTGGGTATACATAGATCGTCTCCTAGTTTTGTGGGGATCAGGTCCAGAGCCTTGGCCACAATATTCTCGTTGTTCTTTGTCGGGTCTCCGTCAGGATTGTAGGAGCTCGCGGTATTTGCCACAACATTACCGCACTTCTCGAGTAAGTTATTACCATCAGAATCCTCAAAGTGCTTCGTCTTGCGACATTTCGGATCGCATGGGCATTCGCTTCCTCCAGCACCAAATAATCCTTTGGTCAGTCCTCCTAGCAACCCGGCCACAGGATTAACACCCAAGAGCTTTCCCACCGACTCCAGAGAGATACCACCTTTGAAAGTATCGAGGAGTTGTTTGCCGAGGTCTAGGGCCTGGAGCGCGGTGGAGGCGATCTGGGGTATACTGTCAATGCCCTCGAATTTTGGCATTGTAGGAAGGGTGGAGAAGGACGCCAATGTTGAGGCCACCTCTCCCAGGGACCCAGAGTTGATCTTAGATGTTATCTCAGCGGCAACACCTGGAGTAACGGGCACGATCTTCTGCAGTGACGAAACTACCTCTGGAAGCGGAGCGGAGTTCGCCTCACCTGTAGCGCTTCCTATTACCTTGTTAATAGCCTGAGGCTGAGAGCGTACAACGCTAGCTCCGATGGCAAGAGCAGGCTTGATGATGTCATTGATCTCTGGAGGAATGCGCGAGAGCTTCAGGGCGGATGCGGCGTCCAGTGCCCCTGCAATTCCTCCGGCCATATACGCAAAATACACAGACGAGGCCTCTGGGGATAGGGCACTGATGCTCTGATTGAGAGCTCTTTGCCCGATGTTCTGGAGGGTCGAGTCCACGGTCCCGTTCTCGACTCCGCGAAGTAATTGGTCACCAACACCTCCCAGTGATGTCAGCACGGAGAGGGTCGTCTGATCGATCACTTCAGCGGATTGCAGAGACGAGGAGATCTGGGAGACTAGACTACCTACGGGAATGGTTCCGTTGTTGGCTATGACCGTTCCGGCGATATCGCTTAGCAATTTTGCCCCATCAAAGCTTCCCGAGAGTACATTAGCGGCTTTAAGAGCGGCTCCGAGCGGAGTGGTGGGCAGCGCGGCGGGAATCGCCTTAGCGGCCATCTGCAGCACTTGAGAGGCCGAGTTGCCAACGAAGTCTCCGGAGCCCATACCCGACCCCTTCTTCTCTAAGGCTTTTACAGGTTTCTTACTATCGAGCAGTTGCGTCTTTGTTATCGGTGGATCTTGCTTGTGGAACTGGATCGGCTCCCGCTTACCCGCATTGATCCACTTCATCTGCCCCTGGTACCTAAGGCAGATCACCCGCTGAGAGTTAAGACCATCGTCATCAACCGCATCGACTCCGTGCATCTTTTCAGTGCACTCAGGCAACGTGCTCCTAGTATGTAGTGGGGTTGCACCTACCGGTCTCCAGTTGTAGTCCCCGTTCTCGTCCCTACCACACTTTATCTGGAATGTTCTGAACTTCCTATCCTCGGTGAAATCCCGAACATCCCCCTCTGTCGCTTCACTGCACTCGGGGATCCCCTTCTTCTCCGAGTAGTCGGTCGCCGCTTGATTCTGCAGGCCGGGATCAAAGCCCTTCTCCACCCATTTTGAGGCGGTTAGGGACTTCCAGTTCCAGATCTCCTCCCCTCCCTCCTGTAGGTTATTGCGCCTCATACATATCACGAGGTCTTCGTTGACTTCGTTTCGCATAAGGTAGACTCTTCCCGAGTTACCCTCGTTGCACCTCATACCCTGGTCGCCAGGAGATTGCGGGGAGCGGTATGCTCCGGCTTGCTCGTCGAGGGTGGGGATCTGTACCGGCGCCCCACCCGATCCGACATTGGGGTTCTTATTGAAAAATCCAAGAACAAACGTGTCTCCTGAGTTGCCATGGGCCTTACCCACGAGGCAACTAGAGCCTATAAGTTGAGCACTGAGCAACCCCTTGCCACTTCCAAGAACGTACACCCAGTCGCTCGTTGTTCCGTCCTGGTACTCGACCTTCACCCTACCAAGTTTCTTGGGGTCGGATACGGATATTACGGAGGCTACCTCGTTGAATGGATCAGCGTAGACTCCGCCGATGGCCTCCGAGGTTCTTGATCCGAGTTCTTTTATCTGCTGGAGCTCGTTAAAAAATCCCATATCACACCGTTGTTACTTTTGGTTCAAAGAATGCGTCTCCTACGGCCCAGAGCCCAGCGGCAAGGTGGGCGTACTGAACACGAACGTTGAGGTTCGATGGCATCCAGTTCTTTGCGATGTAAGAGACCCTGTCCCAGGACTTACCATCTCTATTATAGTAGTAGGGCACGCGGAAGAAGACATTGCGACTGTCGTCTCTAGTAACGACCCTACTAACCCCCGCAATAAGCTGATTGGTGTAGTTATTTACCGAGGCGTCAATGGTTCCGCCGACCTGCAGCACATCTTGCTTGTAAGGAACCAGGAGCGGAGCTGACACCTCCGCGCTTCTCAGCCCGCTCCGGACTTTGAATATGCTTCTCTCCTGGTCCACAAGACTTAACTCCTCCGAAGAATGGCCTTTAAGCCCGAACGCCGAACATAGAAACACGCTTCCTAAAAGGCTACCCTTGGCCTCCACCATCCCATTCCACTGGGACTTATCGACTCGTACGTTGCTCACAGGGACCAGAGATACTCTTTGTGTTACGCTTGAGTAGGATTTTGTTTTTAGGCGAGGACCCGGCACCACGGATCCCGAGGTTACATTAATTTCCTCCACCTCATCTAGCTTAAGACTTAGTAGGTTGGGGGAACTCGTCACCCATTCAGACTGGGTGAATGGAAACTGCTCTAGAGCCCCACCTTTAGGCGTAAGGATCTCACCAAGAGAGGGGAGTTCGGTTGTTAGTTCTCTGTCCCACCATCCAAAGGAGTTTCTGATAAGCGCCCTCTTGATGTCATTGCTCCAGAGTGGATTCCACAACTCACCGAAGAGCCCGACATGCTGAGCCAACCAATCCAGAAGAGCCGGATTGCAAGTGTCAGGGTCAAGATACTCCGCGTAAAATCTTGCTACGGAATCCTTCTTGGAGGATAGAAACTCATCGACTCCGCTTGTCAGCCATTGCGCCGGCGTTTCCACATCGGAGAAGGCGGGATCGGATCTGTAGGACTCGGCCAATCCCGGAAGTCTGGAGTATACGGGTCTGGATATCTTCTCTTTACCATAAGAGATGGAGGGCATGGAGAGAGAACTCGATACCTCCTGGATTATGCTCCCGAAAAGCTGTTTGATCTCATCGTAAACCGCGGAGATAAATTCCAGGCCATTGTACGATAACGCTAGTCTGTACGCAAAAATCTCTTCGATTATGCTATTACACATATCGCGCCATTTCTTGTCCAAGCCCGCAAACCCCTCTGTCAAGGCCAGCCTTAGTTCGTCCGATGCTGACGTATAGAGAACCTCATTGAGGTACCTCTCCGATCTGCCTGGATAGGCGAAGATAACGGTGCTGCGTATGAAAGCTTCCTTTCTATCCTCAAGTCCTATGACGTCGGGGCGAAGCCCACTTACACCGCTACTTCTAAGTCTCTCGTCCACTCTAATTATCGCGGAGTCGATAAAGTCGTCAGAGTAGTAGAATTTTGGGGGTAGATAGATTCTTGATGCGACGCTTGCGGGCTTATCTACCGGGATCTTATACGAACTGCCATCGGAGGCATAAGTAATAAAGTGGCCTCTCAGAACAGTTTTTAGAACCACAGAGGTGTCTGCCTTGAAGTAATAGATAACTGGACGAGCAGGAGAACCGTAGATGTTTGCTGATACGTACTTCCACTTGCCCTCGTTGATCCTCTCTACGGATCCTATAACGCACTTTCCAGGATTACACAGCGAGTCAGTCCCCTCTCCGTTCTTACACTGCAGTCCGCTTCTTGAGCAACTCTCCATTCCTCCATGCTCGGTTCCTCCAAGAGGATGGCCGTGGGCGTAGATGGGATATGACTGGGCACCGGTCGACTGAGGCGATACTACATCCTGGGAGTAGACGTGCCCGACATTCTTGTACTTGAATCCGTTAAGATCGAGATTTCCTATCTCGGTGTCGATAACATTCTGTCTCTCCGCGTTTACGTCTCTTCTAGCAGAGAAGTCCACTCTCCCGAGCTTGTGGGCGAATATCTTTCCTCTCTGTGTGCCCTCAGATAGCACAGAGATATGCCCTGGAGATAGGGCCGGGTTACGTCTTCTGAGGCTTAAGCTATTCCACGCTGAGTAGTTCATGGTGTGTACAGGGCCTCGTAGTAGAAAGTGAGTGGGGTGAAATCGTTTACCGACGTAAACCCTATCTGCGCTCTGTAAAGCTTATACGAGCTGATCGGAGATAGCGCTTTCTGCACTTGGCTGTCCGAGTTAACCACTCCAAGGTAGGTGTAATTGCATCCGGTATCTGTCTCCTCTCCTGAGAATCCAGCGCATAGTCCCTCAACCACGGAACTGTTTTTAAGCATGCTCTTAGCGCTGAGATTATTAACCGACTTGACAAAATCAAAATCGTAGATCGCCTTTAACATCTCCTGGTACTCGAGGTCGGATCCTAATCCCAGGTTTGTCGGATCAATGTACTCCTTCACAGCGGCTAGTAACTGAGAAGCAAGGGAGTCTACCCCTACCCCAATCGTAGTGGGATCGTACATCACCTCCAGTACAAGATCCACCGGCACTACATCCGGACTCACAAAAGATACGTTAGTTCCTATCGCCACTCTCGATTTCATAGAGCTAATCAGATAGGATAGGTTGGAGGCGCTAAGCTCGTTGCCGTCCTTATCTCCTACGCATATAACAACGTTACCCGAGAAGGCCTCCGAAAGAGCAAATCTCTCCTCGTAGGTTAGTACCTTGACGATGTTGGTGTCAGGGACTAGGGCCCTTACCTCATTCTCGAAGTCCCCAGATGTGGTGAGATTGCGCCTCGTAAGGACTTCAAAGGCCCGTGCTTTCATCTGCGAGACGGACTCCGTATCGGTACCTCCAACCGCAGCCACCTCATTGCTTAAGAATTCCAATCCCGCAAAATTCTTCTCTATCTTATTTATCTCACCGCGCGTGACATTGTAGCCAGATCCCCACTTCTCGGATTGGCAGGAAACGGTCACTGACGAGGCGGTCTCCACCACTCGTGCCTCAGCCAACGTGACAAATACCTGACCACCATTCGCTATAACCTTGGTCCCTTTGGGGATGACTAGAACCCTCTGATAACCCGGTACTTTGTAGAAAGTTACGTCGACAAGTGCTCGGCTACCGATCTTTCTCTGGATGCCTAACTGCCTAAGCCACTGAAGACTAAAAGCCTCTGGGAGATTATTTAAGTAGTAGAGGAGTTCTGCTTGAGCAAATGCTTGCCCCTCTGTAATCGCCGCTAGTGGCGAAGCCGGGGTGAAGTCGTTCAACTCCCCTCCTGACTCGAGGTAGATCCGTGTCTGAAGCGCTCTTACCAGAGCCTCCGTGTTACGACTGTCCAATTGTAGAGGCAGTATCGGACCGTAGATGTTCGCCATTAGAATGCTGGGGTGAAGTTGCGAGCGGCGGGATTAAGCCCACCTTGAGGATCTCTGTTATCCTCTTCGAAGTTAGGAACCTGTGAAGTATCCAGTAGGTCCCCATTTGACATTGTAGCCGGGTCGAATGTCGTGTAGCCATTGAGCTTCTCCCCCATCAGCGAGATGGAGAACACATCTCTATCCCCCTGAAGTTCGTCGGCAAATTGGTCGTACTCGAAGGCCGAGGTCGCCACGCCGGGAGCGTCGGATACTGACAGAGCCCCGACAGGGTTATATAGCCCCTCAAGTGGAGTTTTCGACAGATACCCAACGTACCCATCGGAGACGTAATCCTGTATGTCGGGTGGGAGGGAAGAGGTGGTGAGTCCAGGAATTGCGATATCGGTCCAGTAGTCCTGCGGGGAGATGTACCCGGTGGGCACGCTCACTCCCCTGAAATCGTATCCGAGGTCCACTGTGTTACTGAGATCGACCCTGGAGTTTAGTGGCGGGACGGATAGTTTTGTCTGAGGGTTGTTGGATACGACCCTGGACATCAGGGAGATGTCGGGGCCAATCAGGTGATCCTGAGTCGCTCTCTGATATATGCTATCAGTTACTCCCTCGGAGATATCCTGGTCCAGTATAAATCTGGATACCGCTAGGCCTACGTAGTCTCTAAAGGAAAGTCCATAATTCTCCTCGGAGTCCAGTACCTCGAAGAAAGCCGAATCTATGCGACGCACCAACTCCTCCCTCCATGTTGGCCCGAACGTAATATCGACGTAATTGGCGAATCCGGGGTCGGTGGAGTACTGCAGATTCAGAGAGTTCAGAAATATCTCCGATAGTCTACTCCTCGACGATACAAAACTCGAGAAGATGTCGGATGGTCTCTGTGAATCCAAGAACCTTGTAGGCGACTGGGCGTAGATCTGATTCTGCACCTCTCTAAAATACTCCGGATCGCCATAGGCGACGGAAGCCAATCCACCCAAGGTGCTAAAGCTGTCGGTAACGTATCCTGTTTTCAAAACCTAAACACCGCATCTCTATTTATAATTTAAACCGCGGAAGGTAGGTTAAAGGTTATCAGACACAATACTAGTTGTCAATGGCTGAAGCAACACACCAGCAGATAACCACCTCGTTACCTGGAGAGGAGCCGTTTATCGGCGATCTCGACGAGGGTGAGATCTGCATTAACGTTGCTGATGGCAGGATCTGGGCGGGAGACGCGATAAGCGTTCCCGTGGAGCTCGGAGGTGCGGTTAAAAACGCTCCCATAGGACCGTTACTCGCTTCCAATTACCTGGACGTAGACGTAACATCTGCAGACAATCTCCCGATCGCCAATACGAATCCTCTGGACGTACCTCCAGGATTTTACCGGGAGCATCGCATCCTTCTGAGATTTACCCAGACACCACCTCAGAGCCTTCAGACTTACTTCGATTACCCTGTCAACTGGGGCGTTGAAGCGAGCTGGAAATTTGGCACATCCGTTATGACGTGGGGAGGAGATGTTGAAGATCTCGATTTTCAGGCTGATAACCCCATAGATTTCTACAGAGCCCAGGGGAGAAAGATCCTCGTAGAGTTGAGCTCTTTCGGCCCTAGCGCAGAATGGACCGGAAGGCTACTTTGGGTTAGTTCACTATAGTGACATAGCTTTTTACCATGCTAGATAAGATTCAGTTCCAGAATGGGACTATCGTACCTGAAACATATCTTAACGAGACGCAGAAAGGCTCGAGCTTCTCTGCTACGACCTCGCGTGCAAACTACTACTCCGAACCCACCGACGCCGAGCACGGTGGCTGGAAGATGGGCCAGCGGGATAGCCTCAAGGATTGGGAGATCGCCGATCCTCGTGAGGATAACGAGACCGCTGTTGGTAGACTCGCGCATGACGGCATTGTTCTTAAGTCCTACGATCCACAAACAGGGATTAAAGAGTGGGGTCCTCCGACCCTTATCAGTTCGGGTGTGGGGGCAGGAAGCTATGGCGTTTGGGTGGAGGCTGGTAGCATCGTATCCAGCGATGGGCAACCCATCTCCTGGGGCGTGCAGTTTGTTAGCCTCCTCAGTGGTATCAGTACTAATTATATCTATCTAGACGAAGCGTCTGCCAAAGCGGATATTACTGCTGGGAATCCCGTAGAACTAGCCATTGGCTCAGCGTTGCCATCCCCTTCTCGCCCTCATGTCCCTCTCGCCAAACTAACTCTTAACGCCGGAGGCACTTCACTAGCTACAGACGAAGATGGTAGCGTCGTAGGGGCGGGTTACGTAGATCTAAGACCCAACCTCTACGTGGGTAATCTGAACACGTATCCTCGGATCCTCCGCAACACGGAGATGGTAAGTGACTCGTACTCGGCTAAGAGCTGGGAGAGAGTAATCGCCGACACCTCTAACGGTTCGCTAATCGTCTCACTTCCCTCCACTCCAACCGACTCCGATAGGATCGCGATTGTCGACATCTCCGGGACATTCGACCGATTCCCCATCGTTATCAGGCCAGGTGGCGATACCAAGATCTCCAACTCTGTTGATGATTGGATTATCAACATCAGAGACGCTCACATTGAACTGTTCTATCACGCGGCTACCTCCGAGTGGAAGTTTGAGGAAACTCCAGGTGGTGACTGCTCGCCGGTTCTTGGAACGTTCCTGAGCTGTGGTGGAAGAGAGTTCATTGGTCAGCGACTCGCAACCGAGTGCCCCGACGGGCAAGTTGTACCCGCGATCTACCCCAATCCTCCGGAAGGGGTGTATCGCTATGAGCCGTCAACCTCCAAGTGCTATAAGGAATTCTACCAGTCGGTTGCTGTGTACGCCGATGGTCAGGGTGGGCTTATCAGAGTCCAAGATGCTCCACGCTGTGATCGCGTAGGAGTCACTGCGGATCCTACGGTAAAAAATATCATCTACGTTGACCCGGCTACTGGCGACGACTCCATCTCCAATAATGGATTTACCCAGGCCAAGCCATTCCGCTCCATCGAGAGGGCGCTGATCGAGGCCGTTAGGGAGAGCCGCAGATCGGGTCAGTATAACGATCGCTATGACAGAGTGGTCATCGAGCTGTCTCCGGGTGATTATTACGTCGATAACTCTCCTGGAGCGGGAAGTCCTGGCCTAACAGCTAACACGGGGCTCATCCAACGAGCCCCCTCAGGATTTAAGATTTTTGCTCGCGAGGATCTGGATCGTGCCATAGTCATTCAGGTAGACTCTCTTAACCCTTCTTCCGCCCAACCTCCGGGATCTCTTAATCTAGGAAGGATTCTGTACTCTCAGAGTGGTGGTGTGGGCAATATCGCCAAAATCGAGAAGGAGAGTCTGAACTCATCCATCTGGAAAGTGACTCTGGAGTATGTCCGTGGTAACTTTTCAGTCAACGACGATCTCTTCTACGACAATCTGTCCCTCATCAACCCCACCGGTGGTGGTCTGATCGTTCCGCGCGGTATCTCTATCAATGGTGTGGATCTTCGTAAAGTTCGGGTTCGTCCGATGTACGTTCCCGAGCTCAATCCGGTTCAGGAAGAGCCACAGCGCGAGAGAACTTGCATCTTCAAGGTTACCGGCGGTAGTTATATTTCGCTCATCACCTTCACCGATAACCCTCAGATCCCCAGAAGCCACAACACAGTTACCTCAGTCGGATTCGCCTCGCAGGGCGAGATCGCCGGTGGGTCCGTGGAGACGTCCTACTACTCCAAACTTAACAGCCTCTTTGGTCAGTACGATAATTGGGGATCGCAAGGCCTCGAGGCCATCACCGCTGAGACCACAATCGTTGCTCCCATCTACGACTCCAAGGATCTTCGTCAGACCGACTCAGAGGAGAACCAAACAGGGATTCCGCTTCCCGACTCCAGAGTGGATTCTTCGGTTGTTTATCCAGGCGCCTCCAGAATTAGAAACCAAGGCTCAGGTGATCAGCGCACCTTCGATCTTCCGGACATCAACTCCACAAGATCTTCGTCTCCGTACGTTTTCAACTGCTCGGTAAGATCCATCTTTGGTCTTAACGGTCTTCACGCCGACGGCGCGCTGGTTGCTGGATTTAAGTCCATGGTGACCGCTAACTTTACCCAGGTATCCCTACAGACTGATCCCACTTGCTACACTGACGGATCCTACTACCTCGATCCGCCGACTAATAAGGACCGGGGTTCTGGCAAGCAGTACAGGCCTTGCCCTGCTGATCAGTTTAAATATCGCCATTTCGGCTTTAAAGGTAGCAACAACGCAACCATCCAGATCGTAAGCTGCTTTGTCATCGGTAACGCGGATCACTTCATCGCGGAGAGCGGCGCTGATCTCTCGATTACGAACTCCTGCTCCGACTTCGGTGACATCTCACTGCACTCTGTGGGATATAAGACAAGGTCATTTAGCCAGGACGAAGGGGTTCCTTCGGGAACCTACGGTGGAACAAAGATCATAGAGATCGTTCCTCCTAAGCCTCTGTCGTATGGTGTACTTTCCTCCGGAGCCAATCCGACTCTAGTGGATACGGAGATTAACACCGGTCTGGTTCTCGAGTACACTAAGACAAAGAACTGGTATGTTGCAAACTCTTCCAACGGTGTTCCTCCAAACCTCATCCGTATATATTTCTCTAATACCAACGCTGGATCTCCATTTACGGCTAGTACTAATGTACCATCTGCTGCAAAGATGGGATTTGGTCAATTTACGTACACAAGGAAGAAGGGTGACGGAACCTACGAACTCTCAGGAGGTACGTCCAGAGCCAACAGAAAGAGATTTTATATCAAGGGATTCAACGAGAACGGGGACTCCATCCTTTACACCGGTGATATCCAACTGGTTGAATCGGCTTCGTCTCCAGGATACGAGTTCCTAGACGACTCTTCCAAGATCTTTGTGTGGGATGCTCAGCAATCCTGCTGGTACGTGAACCTCTCTACATCTCTTATTGTAGAAGAGACCGTAGATACCGACGGTGACGGGTACCTCCTGAAGAAGTTTGATTACGCATTCAGATATAAGATTCTGTCTAATCCCGTAGGTTCTCAGGTGTTCTACTCTACCCTGGACTTCATGTTCCAGAGAGCGGCTCTAACAACCATCAGGGGAATTGATAAGAGAAAATCCGACGATCGTGTGTACAGGATCGTGCTTGAGGGCTTCATCCGCGATCAAGGAATGAGAAGGCCACAGAACTACTACATTCTGGAAAAGCAACTTGGTGTGAGTGGCTATCCGCTAAACGGCAGTTCTACTCTCGCTACCGACCCACTTACCATCTCGCAGATTCGAGACTACGATGAGGTCTTCGAGCCAGAAGCCTATCGTAGAAGACGTGCAGAGAAACTGCCTTCCGATGGTAGGTTTGTGGCTTATCTTACACAAGCAACCCAGGCTCGTAAAGTTGCTGCTGGGGAGCTCTACCCCGCTCTGGACTATGACGAGCCCGAAAAGACTATCGATCCCGTCAACTCTATCACCCGCCAGGCCATCGTTGAGATGGCTAATCGCCCCGGAGTAAATCTGAGCAGGAGTATCGAGCCCAGCGTTGATCCCATCTCCCTCAAAGTGAGATCAAGCTCCTCCACCTCGGGAATCCTTGTTGGCCTCCGCAGACCTTCCGTCATCAGGGCCTCCGGCCATACGTGGGAATGGACCGGTTATCTCAACTACGATACCGCTTTCCCGACTTTCCAGGGGGAGTCACTAGAGCAGGACTTTGCGCTCGGCAAGATCATCGTTGAAACAAACGGTGGTAAGGTGTACGCCACCGGAATGAATGAGGAGGGTAGCTTCTACATCGGAACCACAGTCTTCGACCTTAGAACCGGTGAGCAGTTCGCCATCCCGCTCGAAGCGGATAACGAGCCAGGATCGGTTACCAACCAAGTATTCAATAGCGTTGTTATCAAATCCACACTCGCGCTGAATGACGGCGCGGCAATGTACTTCGGTAATGACACGAGCCTCTACTTCGACTCGTCGACAACATTTAACACTACAACCGGTCCTATCACCGCAGGGCAGAGTCCTCTTCCGGAGGTTTACGCTACCACGTCCAAAGCCGGTCTGGTGCAACTTGCCGATGACTCCGTTATCAGAGGGGCCCTAGGATCTGGTAGCCAGGGTATCTCCGACAGAACCGCGGTTACGGCGGCAGCACTCGCAAGAGAACTCAACGTAAGATTCGATAATAGCCTGGCATCAGGCACCGGAGTAGCAATTACGGAATCGCCTATCGAGCTACCCGGAGGTGATCCTACCGACTCTTCAGATAATATCACTCAATTTATGGTGAATATCGGTCTTCCTCTTAGTACCGATAATGTCGCCTTTGCCGGTATGCGTCTTGGAGATCCTTCCACCGGGCAACTTGTAACGGATGTTGTTAACAGTACCGTCGGTATTAGCAAAAACAGCCCTCAGGATACCAAGCTCGTTACTGAGAAAGCTGTTGTTGATTACCTAAAAGCACAACCGCTAGTTCTTGTGGTACCCACAGGAGCAGATGGTGGTGGATCAGCCCCCGGCACTGGGTATGAGCACATCGTTGATTTTGTGGTTAATAACGTCGTTAGTGCCTCGGCCTATCCCATTGGCCAGGTCCTTAAAGTTGTAAGAAGGTCTCTTAACATCAGTTATGTGGCTCCGTCGCTATTTGAGTACAAGAGTAACTATATCTCGATCAACTATGTTAGCGATGTTTCTTTTAGCGCAGGAAGCCTAAGCATAGACTTTGCCAGCCTTTACGACGCCTCTGCTCTCGTTTGGACCTACGTCAATAACGGCACGGCCTTCGTGCTCCAAGGAAATCGCCCGATCCCGTAACAGATGAACGTTGATTCTCTATATAGAGTAAACCTAATAGATAACTACGTAACAAACGTAGATGAGATACTAGAGGAGGTGTATATTCACCCCTCCTCGGCATTCAAAGACAGATCCGGGAAATCTCATTTTTATAAATTTGACACAATTTGCGGAAGAGGTGCGTCAATGTACACGATGATGTACGACTCATTCTCTCCTAGGCTCAAGGAGCTTTGCGTAAAAACAGTCGATTTTGGAAGATTTCCTAGGCCCACGGAGATAGCAATAAACCGCTACCCCAGAGGCTCTTATCTTGGCAAGCATAGAGACGGAGCCGGAGGGTATTGGAAGTTTCAGCTTATATTCCTCAAGTCCACTAGATCCCACTTTACGTGGTACGATAGGGACGATAACCCCCATCTTGTCGAGGAAATTCCAGGCCGAGGACTGGAGATGCCTTTGCACATCGTCCATGAAAGCACAGAGATCGGTCCCGATGAAGAGGATAAATACAGCATGGTCTTCGTCTGGAAGTAATCAAGTTGAAAGATCCACATGGAAACAAGTAAAATGAAAAAAATTCTGCTTTTTAACGCTCAAACTGGAGTGTTCTTCAGTTCTTTTGAAGCGGAAGGATTTAATAAAGATGGAATTAATCCCGATGCCTTTCTCTATAAGGAGTTAGAGCTGAAAGAAGGTGAGTTCTGGTACGGTGATTACGAGACTGGTCGTGTGTATAAAGAAGGAGAGACTCGTGTAGTTACACAGACAACTCTTCGCGATAACGCAATTAAGAAGATCTTCTCTAAATACTTCTTTATTGACCAGATCAAGATTATATGTGATCAGTTAAAAACCACGCTCCCAGAGGAGAATAGGACTCAAGCGTTCAACGATATGATCTCTTTTATCGATGAAGTTCGCGCAGAATACCATCTCCAAAAGGAAGCGTATTCCTCCAATCCCGAGATGTACATCTGGATCCCCGATGAGGAAGGCCAAGAGATCGTGAAGAAGCGCTACGAAGGGTTCTTTGAATAGGTAGATGAGATTCAGTTTCTCCAGGTCGGCGTCTGGAGCTAGAGCGCGCGCACCTAAATGGTGGGGGAGGATGCTAGAGGGGCTTCCAAAGTTCTACGTGCCCGCCATACGGCCAAAGTCCTGGACGCCCGAACTCGCCCAGAAATGGGTGGACTCGATCCCAGCAAAGTGCCCCTTCGAGCGCCAGCTCTGGTGGGGTGATACACTGCTCCTGTACGTGCCGCCTCTCTGCCCGCTCAACCCGCTCTCCTCCCAGCTATACGATATCCGCCTCGAAGCCCAGACCTACCTGGCCCGCCTACAAACCTCTAGTAGTCAGTTTAAAGACTGACATACCTGCACCGACCGATATGGACCCGGTTGTGGTATAATACTAGAAGAGTCAAAGAGAGATCTTTTGCTCCAAAGAGACACCTACTAAGTGAGAAACACAATGTCCGCAGCTACTTTTTCCGTTACGACCATCGATCTGAGCACCAACGCTCCGCAACTTGCTCCTCTGAGTGGTCGTGAATACACCTCCGAGTATACCTCGCTTCCTAACGCCAACCTTCCTAAGGGTCTGCGTAAGGACTTGGATACCGTCTTCCAGTTCCTGACAGGGGAGGACCTCCCACTCGATGAGAACACTTTCCTGATCAAATCCCGCGACGGGATCTACTTCCGCCTCTTCGGTCCTGTGCTGAAAGCCGGTGCTGAAGGCGTCGAAGGAACCTCCGATGGCCAACTCTATATTCAGTGGGGTCCACGTTACCTGCCTCTGAGCGCAGTCAAGGGTGGTTTCACCAAGCCCGATGGTACCGCCATCGAAGCCGAGTTTGGCTCCTACAACTTTTCCGGTCGTGGGGAGGATCCCGCTCTGTTCCTGAGCGTCGACGTTGAGGATGGCCAACTGGTCCTTCCCGTGGCTGTCCGCTTCAGCGACTGGGAAAATCCCACCGAGCCTAAGGCCCTCAACGCCCTCCTCAAGAAGAAGCCCGAGGATGTGATCGCTCTTATCCAGAAAGTTGCCGCCAAGGGCTCCGGATCCAGCGGCCCTCGTATCGAGGCCGATAGCGAAGTCGACTTCCGTGACCTGGACGTTAATGTCCCCTACGAAGTGATCAACTACTACCCGTGTAAGACCTCCTATGGTCTGACCTATCGCATCATGATCGCCAACTACCCTGAGGAGGGTCAGGTTGCCGGTGCATGGGCCCACTCCTCCATCCGTCCTCTGCTCTCCACCAAGCCCGAGATCACTCGCGAAAAACCCGCGACTCTGACTCTGCGCTCCAAGGAGGAGCTGGATAACAACAAGATCCGGATTCGCTCCACTTTGCTTCTGTCTCGCCAGGAGGCAAGCGAAGAAGACCTGAACCTGGACTTCTGAGGCTCCCAGACATAGAGAGATTGCTCCCTCGGCTCTGCCAAGGGAGCTTTTCTTTTGGGTTTAAAGACCTATTACGGTATTTAATCTCTCCCATGGATCACGAAATAAAGATCCCCGAAGGCTGGACGTTGGCGTCATACGCCGAACCCGGAGCCGATACGGGCAAGACCAAGAAGAACCTAGAGTTAGTCGAGCCGGGACCTCAGTCCGGTGAAGATGACTACCACTCTCAGTACGTTGATCCAGAAGGAGAGTTCGGAGCGGCGAAAGTAGGCGGAGGAGAAACTCGCTCCTACGAGGGTCCCCATGACAAGGACCTCAACCCGGAGGGTAAGCCCTCCTATGACATCGGTCAGCTCCATGTGGAACCTGGTGAGATTGTCGTGGAGCAGGGAGTGCAGCATCGCCGTCCCTACTACCTCGTCACCCATCCCGATGAGGAGTACTTCTACTCCGTGGTTCCCAAAGTGAAAAGCACAGCTGAGGAATACCGGAGTCCTAGGAAGCGTACACGCTCCGAGGCACTGGAGATGGCGTATAAGGTACTCAACGCCACCCTTCCGGAGTCCGTATCCGACCAGATGCACTATACGTATCCGGAGTCGGAGATCTCTGTCCGTTCCACTGCCGGCCAGCAGCATATGTGACCACGGCCTTCGGCCGATGGGACCAACTCATGATAGAATAAGAGTAATTAGGCTAGAGTCTCCGTGCACAACGTTCTGCTAATCTCCGATGTTCACTCTCGTGATGATGCTCTGGAACGTCTCGTTGATAGGCTATCTGGAGAGATCAACTCCGGATCTCACCTCGTGTTCCTTGGTGATCTATCGGATTGCCGGGATAAGCTGTACAGGCCCACCTGCTCCTTTTTGAAGGTCTATAAGCTGGTACGCCAGCTTTGCGACGAAGGATACGCCACCCTCATCCACTCCAATCACGCGCAGAACCTCACGGATCTGTACCTAAATCGGAGGGACGTTAGGAAGGGAATCGTTGGATTCAAACGTACTCTAGAAGAACTCGAGACTTTGGACGGACCTACTCGGGAGGAAATGATCCTGTGGTTAGATTCGAGGCCTCTTACTTATACTTATAATTCCGGAAACGGAAAAACATACAAAGCAGCTCACGCTTTCTACCAGAAGGATGTGGAAGCTAAATACTCCGAGGGAGGACTTACTCAACAAGAGATCGATCTGACTCTTCGCGGCCGTGAGTCCTCCTGGTTATATCAGGGTCGTAAAATAACTAAACGTACCGGGTTCTGGCGCAACCCTACTCGTTGGGGTGCTACTGGCTCGGATGTTCTTTGCTCAGGTCACTGGGCAAGAGTCCTTGTCGAGGACAATTGCGTAGTCAATGATCCCGGAGGAGAAGCCACTGACGGAACTCTGGGTGTATTCGATTGCAACAACCATAGTCTTACAATCCACGAAAACAAATGACCGGTATTCTTGAACACAACAAAATGGTATTTAAGAAGGATGATGGATTTGACTATCCTGAGTTCTACGACTACTACGAGCGTACTGTGGCGAGCGTATGGCGCCACCAGGAAGTTGCCATGGAGGGAGACCTTAGAGACTGGCAATTTAACTCAACACCGGACGAAAGAGCGGTTATAGCCGGGATTTTAAAGGGCTTTGTAAGCGCAGAGTTGGGGATTGGTTGCTACTGGGCAGATAAGGTCTGCAGTATTTTCCCCAAGCCGGAGATCCAGGCCATGGCCCGTGCTTTCTCGTTCTTCGAGACTATCCACGCCGCTGCCTACTCCTACCTGAATGACGTTCTGGGTCTCAAGGAGTACGAGGAGTTCATCAACGATCCGATCGCCTGCTCTAAGATCGACACTTTCTTCCAGAGCTACGACGACAAAGTCTCCCTAGCGGTGTTCTCTGGAGCCGGTGAGGGCGTATCGCTATTCAGCTCCTTCGCAGTACTACTCAGCTTCAATAAAGATGGACGTTACAAGGGCCTGGCGCAGATCATCTCGTGGTCAGCGATCGACGAGCAGATTCACTCGGAAGCCGGCTGCGCGCTATTCCGCCAGTTGGTTAATGAGACGGGCCTCACTCCATCCGAGGAGCAGGCTATTTACGAAGGGTTCCGCCTTGTGGTGGACAAGGAGTTCGCTTTTATTGACCACATTTTTAATTCTGCACATATTTCTTCGATCGACTCCGATGAGTTGAAGGCTTACATAACAAACCGTGCTAATGAAAGGCTTCTTACTCTCGGCCTCGAGCAGATCTTCCACCTCTCAACCGAGGAGCTATCTAAGGCAAAGTCTATCAGCTCGTGGTTTGATCCGACTATCAAAGGAGCTAGTAGCTCGGATTTCTTCGCTCAGAGCAAGTCCGGAGATAACTACGTTGCGAAGCCTACTCAGGACTATATGAGCGTCGATCTCTCGACCCTGGATCTAGTCTCCTGCCTCTCCTACACCTAACGTACACCCGGAGGTCCTATGCCAATCTCAGAACCAATCAGCCTAAAAGACGGAAAATGGTTAGTGCAGACATCGAACGGACCAAAAATTTTCTCCGACGGAGAGACGGCTTACGACTTCTACTTGATAAATAAGCACAGAGAACAGCAAAAACCCAATGGCAATCCATCCAAACCCTGATAGAGCAGAGGAGCTGATGGTCGCTGATCATGGCACAGTATGCCTGATTACCGATCCCAGAGCCGATCTCTACATCAAAAAATACAGGAAGAAAGCGTTCGCTCCTCCGCAGGATCGATTCTCCAGGCCGTGTGGCGGGCCTGGGGGATTCGACGATTTCGTGGAGAGATGGCATGAGTGATCTCGTAAGGCCCGAGGGCTGGAGGGTCAAAGGTCGAGAGCAGGGAGGCCGCGACTACGCCGACGGGGGAGAACGCTGGAAGCAGTGGAAAGACTCCCCCTACGAGGTAAGCAGCGGAGGCAAGGTTCGCCGTAAAGGCGATGACTCCCACCGTAAGCCGCGCGATGATGACCGTAAGCACCAGAGAATGAACCTGACGTGGGACGGGAAGAGGGAAGAACCTCCCATCCACCAGATGGTCATGGAGCTTTTTGGCCCTCCAAAACCAGCGGGCAAGAATATCGTCATTCTCCACAAGGATAACGACGGAACCAACAACTCCATCTCCAATCTGGAGTGGGGGACTAGATCCGAGAACGTGCAGCAGGCCCACGATGACGGTCTGATTAAGCGCAAAAAATAACCTACGTTAGTTGGTAAACTAATAACTAACGAGCTACTAACAAGGGCTTAAACTTGATATAATAAACCACCGGAAAGTCTATTACTATGTCCCAGCCACAAGTCCCCATCTGGATGTCCAGAGAAGCCATCAGCACCCTGTCCAAGGGGTATCTGTATCAGGGGGAGACACCACGGGGGTTGTACGAGCGTGTAGCCAATCAGGCAGCCAAACTACTAAACTATCCTGAGATCTCCCAGGACATCTTCGAGATGCTGTGGAAGGGGTACCTCGGACTCGCCACTCCAGTGGCTAGTAATTTCGGAACCTCCCGTGGCTTGCCTATCAGCTGCTACTCTAATCACATCGCCGATTCGGTTCCTTCGATCTACTCCCACCTCAAGGAATCGGCCGCCCTCTCCCAGCATGGCGGTGGGGTTGGTACCTACTTCGGGGATATCCGTCCTGCCGGAGCACCAATCTCCTCGGGTGGTAAGAGTACCGGAGTGGTGCCGTGGATGAGACAGTTTGACCAGTGCGCGGCGGTAGTCTCCCAGGGTGGTGTTAGGAGAGGTAGCTTCGCTCTTTACCTCCCCATCGACCACCCCGACCTCCCTGAGGTCCTACGCTCCAAGGACCACTCCCAGGGCGATCCACGTGATTTCATCGACAGCAATATCGCCGTTACGGTTACCGATGAGTGGGTGGAAAGTCTGCTCTCGGGTGATCGTGAGAAGCAGAAACTCTTCGGCGAGGTGCTCAAAGCGCGGCTTGTGTCCGGGTCTCCTTACATCGTGTTTGTAGACAATGCCAACAGAGCCAATCCTGAATGCTATACTCAGCGTGGGCTAAGCGTCAAGCTTAGCAACCTCTGCTCGGAAATCTTCCTCCACACTGACGAGAATCACACCTTCGTCTGTGTTCTCTCCTCGCTTAATCTATCGCGCTGGGAGGAGTGGAAGGACTGGACAGGCCCCGCAACTGGCAAAACCGCGCCGGAGCTGGCTGTGTACCTACTGGACGCGGTTGTTGAGGAGTTCTGCCATAAGGCCGATAGGATCACCTCGATGGGCAGAGCTGTTCGTTTTGCTCGCAAATCCCGGGCTCTTGGCCTGGGCACCATGGGCCTCCACGCTCTCTACCAGTCCAAACATCTCCCCTTCGCGTCCGACGGAGCACGTCAGCTCAACGCAGAAGTCCACAAGTTCATCAAGGAAAAAGCCATTAAAGCTTCGCGGGACATGGCCGCTACCTACGGCGAGCCAGAGTGGTGCCAGGGCACCGGCCTACGTCATACCCACCTCATGGCCATCGCCCCCACCAAGTCCAACTCCGTAATCTGCGGAGCTGGGAGCGAGGGCATCGAGCCCATCGACGCCAACTACTACGTTGCCAAACAGGCCAAGGGTACCTTCGTCAGGAAGAATAAGTACCTTGTTGATTACCTGGAGAAGATCGGCCGTAACACCGACGAGACGTGGGAATCTATTCTGGAGTTCAGGGGATCGGTGCAGCATCTTGACTTCCTGGATGCCGAGGCCAAAGACGTATTTAAGACTGCTCGTGAAGTCGATCAGTTCGAGATTATCCGCCAGGCCTCAGACCGCCAGAAGTTCATCTGTCAGGGCCAGTCTATCAATCTCTTCGTCGATCCTGAGGCCACTCCAGAGTACCTCTTCAGGTTGCACCTCAGCGCCTGGAAGGGAGGACTCAAGTCCCTCTACTATCTTAAGAGCTCGTCATTGCTCGTTAAGAAGAAGAAACCAGGGGCGATCAAAGAGGCCAAAATTATTACCAAATCCGATTGCCCATACTGCTCCATGGCCAAATCACTGCTCCGTAGCCAAGGCTGGACCATCAACGATGTGGATAGAGCGGACGTTCCCAACTCCGAGTGGGTGTGGAAGACCGTGCCTCAGATCTGGCTTAACGGCCAGCATGTGGGAGGTTACACCAATCTCTCCGAGAAGCTTGGTCAGGGCGAGAAAACATACGGGGAGTGCGCGGCCTGCGAGGGTTAAAAATGAAAAAATTTTTACATCACAAAATACCTCAGAGTAGAGGGGGTGGGAACGAAACATGGAATTTGATAGAATTAAACGCTTATGAGCATGCGTATGAGCATGCTCTGGATTTTGTTTTATTTAGTTCTTCTCCGTCTTTTGATTGCAGACAACCCGGATGGAAACTACTTCCAGAAGATCTTAAAGAAGCAGTTAGAAAAGAAATTTCTAACAGGATGAAAGGTAACAAACTTGCTCAAGGGCGCGGAGAATCAAAAAGAGGGGCAAAAAATGGGATGTGGGGAAGGAAAGGCTCTCTTCATCCAGCTTTTGGTAGAAAAAGACCGCAAGAAGAACGTAATAGAATCTCTGAATCAAATAAGGGCCGCTTCTTTACAAAAGAGCATAGAAATAACATCTCTAAATCCAGAACTGGAACAAAAATGAGCGAAGAGTTCAAACTTAAAAGATCCAGAGATGCAACTGGCCGATTTTGGGTGACAGATTTAGAAGGATGTGGTAGAATGCTAAAGAAGGGAACTCCTCTACCTCCAGGATATACTCTGGGGAGACCTAAAAAATCGCAGTAAATTAATGGATTTTGTAAAATTTATCAACGAAGGCTTCGAATCCCAAGAAAAATACGCCGAGAAGATTGGTAGCGTAGGTCCCACAATGCTGATGAAGTACGAGGAGAAACACGGCTATCTTAGCGAGGACCTGCTCACCTACCGCTACGAGAAGGTCATCGAGTACTTCGGCCATCTCATGGAAGAGGCAATCGAAGCTCGGGTGTATGTCCCTCGACGCTCTTGGAAGAATAAGGAAAAAAGCTATATGGACTCTCCCGAACTTCGCCGAGAGTTTATCGCTGAGATGTACGATATTACTCTATTTTTCCGAGCCATTCTCGCCTACGCCGGCGTGACCGGAGAAGAGTTCGCCGAGATCGCCGCTCAAAAGCAAGCCTACAATCAGGTCCGCCCAGACCACAATATCAACGGAACCGCTGAGGTTACCTCTAGCCCCTCCGAAGAGCTACAGGGCAACTGCGAATCCGCTTCCTTCTAACTGCCATGTCACCCTTTCCCCGTCAGCGTCTCATCTCCAAAATCGACGATTCCGCTTGCAGAAATTGCGCTGGGCGGGGATTTCTAATCATAGAACGAAACCGTCCTGGCGGAATCGTATTACCCAACGAAATTATAGAATGCGGAGTCTGCGATGGTACCGGAAAACGTAAAACAGATCAGGCCTGAGACCAGAGTACTTGTACTTAACGCCTCGTACGAACCCCTCCATATCACAAGCTGGAAGAGAGCTATCATCCTCCTGCTGAAGGAGAAGGCGCTTGTAGTCTCAGCCAAAGTCATTCGCCTAACCGAGTACATCCGGATTCCGTTCGCGAGGATCAATTCCGTCAAACCATCACGGGCTCTCATCTATAAGAGAGACGGGCATAAGTGCCAGTACTGCGGAGCTACGAGAAGGCTAACTATCGACCACGTGGTTCCGAGGAGTCGTGGTGGCGGGGACACATGGGAGAATATGGTGGTAGCCTGCTCATCATGTAATACAAAGAAGGGTGACACTCTTCTCGAGCAGACGGGGATGAAGTTGGCGAGAAAACCCTTCGCTCCAGCCAACCGATTCTTGCTGAGTCTTATCGACTCCGACTCTCCCGAGTGGCTTCAGTACGCATTCGGTTAAAGACACATAGATCGTTCATCGGGGAAATATCTGTACTTCTCCGACGGAAGTAGGCCGACTCGGAACGTAGTCGTTCATTCTCTATTCGGAAATAGAGAACGCAAAAGCCGACTGAAGGAACGCACCAGTACCCTAACAAGTAACGGAGCAAACCTAATGTCCAAAGTAGTTTACCGCGGTGTTGAGTATGACACTGAAAAGCGTCTTCAGTACCAGCAACAGATGCAACAGCAACCACAGCAGTATAATGAGATCTACCGTGGTGTGAAGTTTGTAAAGAAAGAGGGGGAGAAGGAATGAGATCCATCAACGTCCTCCAGCTCATCAAGGAGCAGAAGCAAAAACAAGATAGGCGCCACAAAGCGTCCATCGCCCACCTGATTCAATCCAGGTAGATTAAAGCTCGGAGGGGAGGAATCTTCCCTCCTTTTTAATGTTATGAGTTTTTACTTTTCTTTTGGTAAGCAAAAGCCTTCTCAAAGGGAGACGGTGTTTCAAGCAGCGGTTCTCTGGACAATACTCGAGCCTCTTATCGACTGGGTGCTGGATTTTGTAAACCGTAAAGTACTTGCTAAAGTTGACGGTAAAGCGCTAAAAACCGTCTTCGACGAGTTGGATATCTTCTGGCTTAGAAACAACTCCTCCAGGGAGTACGACGAATCACAAGTCCGGCTCATCATCGCTATGATAGTAAGGGCTACAGCTGATGGCCAACTCACCCGCCAGGAACTACTCGCCATTGTAGACTTCATCCAGCGCAAGTGGGTACCTCAGGAAGCTCTGAAGAAGACTTTTACGCAAACAGACGAGGTCATCGAGGCGAGGGTGGTGGCAACAGTTGACGAGGCCATAGAGCTTTATCAGAAGAAATACGAAGAAAGGCCACTAACCCCAGAGGAGTTTGTGGCCAGTACCGCGGAGATCATCTTCCACGAGCCGGACGGGAGCGAAGCTCAAGCCCTTCTCGGTGGGAGGATGCAGATTAAGAATAAGCTTATATACTGAGCGCTCATAGCGCCCAGATGGGCTTCATCGTGTCCTTGGAGGCAGTGTTGTTCTGGCGCAGAATCGCTCCATTGGGCCTATCCACCCACTCCCGATCGCCGTCGAGAGCCGAAACAATCTCCTCCACCCAGTCCCTAGCCGTGCACGCGGGCACGTTCTGACACACCACGTTGCTGTGCTTGGTGGGGATGGAGACTTTCGCCGCGTAGTCATCTGGGAAACCCATGAGCCCAAGGCCCTCTGCAACGGTGAGCCAGCGGTCCTCGTAGGGATGCATGAGGTACGGCAGCGACTTCCACATCAGGGACTGCGTCCTGAACCAGGCCAGTTTCATGCTTCCGTCCATGATGTTCTTCCCGGCCTTTTTCTTCTCAAGAGTGTAATTGAGCCAACGCTTAGCCTTCTCGTCTTTGATGACTCGGGCCGCCTCTTCCAACCATCCAGAGTCGTAGATAACATTCCAGGTGGAGGTCATGCGCTCCGAAGCCACCTTGGAGAGGATGTCCTGCTTGGTGTAGCCGGCGTACTTCTCCTCGATAAACTGCCATAGGGGATCGGCGCTCGGCGTACCCTTGGTATTCACGGGTTCCGACGGGGCGAATCTTCCCTCCTTGAGGAACTTATGGAAGGGCTTAAAGTCCCGCTTGATAGGAGCCAGTACGGGGACTTTGCTTCCCTGCCACAGGAAAAAGAACGATCTGGTCCGCTCCTGGGGTACGCCATGGTTGATCGAGGTGGTCTTAATCAGACTCATGGAGTAGTCGTACTTGGCCGCAAGAGCGTTGATTCGTTCGGCAAACTCCTCTCCCATCTTCGAGTACAGAGCGGGAGCATTCTCCACCATGATGGCCTTGGGTTTGATCTTGGACATGGCAAACTCTGACGCGTGGTACATGTGCATGTTGCTAGGTGCCGAGCAACCACGTGGGTTGTTCACCTTGTCGCCAGAGGTGGTATTGGCCATGGAGAGACCAGCGCATGGCGGCAGGCAGGTTACAATATCTACGTACTTGGAGGGATAATTACCCTCATCGAGGTTATGGAAAGGTACTTTGTCGAAGTACTTCAGGCAGTACTGATCATTGGCACCGAAGCTATTGCTCCAGGACGCGATCCACTCGGGCTCCTTCTCCAGTGCCAGAGTCGCTCCTACGGTGCTGCCTCCAACAAGAGGGATGATGTGTCCGTGGGTGTAAGTGGTCATGGTAAGATGTCTTGTATACAGGGACCTTAGACTGAAACTCTAAGGTTTAAAGACTAATGATTAGGCGTTTGTACGCATGTTAGACGAGGTTTTAAAGCCCGAGGATTGGGGCGTAGCTAGTAAGGACGAGTGGGTGGCGGATAGACCCCTCTCCGGCGAGGCCGTTATGCCCGCTCTTGAGGGTAGAGATATTGTGGGATTTAGCGAGAGTGTAGATTTTGCTATTAAGTTGGCTCCAGGCAAGCCTCCAAATGCTCAGCAGTGGACCGATGAGGGGGGTAGGCCAGTAAGATTCAATCCTTCTACGAAGTCTTGGTATCATATCGACCAGTCTGGAAAGAAGGACCTTCAGAAAAGACTAGATACTCAAGGGCAGCAGGATAGAAGACCAGAGCCTAAGTCCGAGGAAAAACCTCTGCCTAAGCCCGCGCCTAAGAAAAAAGAGACGCCAGCGCCAGCGCCAGCGCCCGCTCCCAGCACAAAACCACCTCAGCCTCCCAAGGAGCGGGTTACACAAAAACAGCAAGAGCCACCTCCTGAAAAATCTCAGGAGCAAAGCACTTCTCAAAACCCCTACGCAATAGATCAGTCGACTTCTCAATCAATATCCAGAGTAAAAAATCTTAGCTCCATTCCAGCAACGGATCCCGCGTTTAAATCTGGACAAGTGGCATTCAAGCAGATAGATGAGCACTACTCCAAGCAGTCTCCTAACGATGAAGCTTTGTCAAGATTGTCGGGTAAAGGTGGCTTTGGTAATAAGATAATGACGGCTCTACTGAAAGATTTCGATCTAGATCAGCAGGTAGAAATCAAAAAGAAGACATTCGTAACTCCTCGCGATATTCTTCAGCAAGCGGGCCTTGATGTAAATAATCCTGAAAGAGTAAAGAAATTTCAGTCTTTGCTTCAAGGGCTCAACTCACACCTAGGTCCTGACGGAAACTGGAAAACGTCCCCCGTGCATTCTCTGTCCGAAGGATTGGGATTTTTTGAGGCGGAACACATTCAGCACAGAGCGGATATGGCCGACTCGAGTACGTCTCCGTCGGATTTGAGAGTAAAAGCCTTTTCTGTGGGAGCCGACTTTGACGACTCTTCCTCCTGGGCTGATATGTCCCCTGATGAGATAGATCTTGCTTTCCATCTTCTCCCGACCGGGGCTCAGACGTCGCTGAAGAAGAGTGGATCACCAGATAAATACTACGATCCTCTATCTCCAGACGGACAGAGCAAGAATCCAACTGATCTTCGAGGAAGGCTAGCTCTATTTATGTGGGCTAAACAAGGTGGAAGAGATGGGTATTCCCTATCGGGCATGCAAAGGTCCCCTGGAGAGTTTCAGGTAGAGCACGTACAAGATCTGTCCTCTGGAGGTAAAGATACCGCATCTAATTTTGTGATGTTACTCAAGAGAGTTAATGAGCCTAGGTCCAGTTTACCGCTTCCTACTTTTGTAGACCAGGCTTCTAGAAGAGCAAAAGAAGTACAGAAGAATCTTGCCGATCCTAGCGGAGAATTTTTACAAACAAGGCTCAAAGCGCTTCAGCAGAGAGGAATACATGACTCATTGAGTGATAGTTCCAATCCTCTAATGGGATCCATCTCTTCACTTTCCAGTCCAGAATTCTTCAAGCTAATACAAAAGAACTCCGAGTCGTTGCCGGAAAACCTTCGGCCATCCGCAGATGATTTTAATAAGTTTGCCGATAGCATAAATTCTATAACCGACCCCAACACCAAGATTTCTGACCTTAGCGCCCCGCAGATGAACCAGCTTCTATCCTCAATGGAGGAGTTTGGAGCTGATTCAGATAAAGTAAAGGAATACATAGGGAGATCTGTATTCAACAATTACCACGACGGTAATAGAATACAGTCTATAAAATCTGATGGCACAATTGTGGCTGGTAGAGGTGGTACTAATGGAGCACCGGCCCCTTTGCAGTTTCTGGAAAACAGGCTCCTAGGCAGACCAGAATCCGTAACTCCAGAAGAATACCAAGCTGGATTATCATCCGTATCCAAAGCTCACGATGATATAAGAAACGCCAGAAACTCCCTAATCGAGCAAGGTGGAGGAGATTTTGCGGAATTTCATGAGACTCTTGGCCAGTCCCTGATGACAATATGCGGATTAAGTGACTCTTCTCCAGAGTGGATAAAAAACCGAAAAATTAACACCAGAGACCTTTCAAGAACAATAGAAAATTACATCGGGACATTTCCACCAACAAGGCCTGTAAGGGGAGATCTTGCTAGTCTTTACGTTTCCGCCGCTTTAGACTATCATGGGGTTAGCAAAGAACAACTTGACAATCCCGAACTAATTAAAAGAAAAGCTGAGAGAACAAAAGTACTAAAAATCAAGTCAGTACTCGATCAAATAACGGGTGGTAATCAATCATGAACGATAGGTTTTCCGGAATTATAGAAAATACCCTATATAAGCTGGATACAACGCTTGAGGAACTTGGACTCTCCTCCGACGAACTCTACGCTTACGCCAAAAAGTATAAATTTAACACGAACGAACTAGAGTCGTTCATAAAACAACACCACAAATTGTCCCAAAATAAGCCTCAGAAACTTAATTTAACAGAAGCCGACTACCTTGAGATACTAAGAAGAAAGAAGCTTAAAGAGGGTGCCAATTACGCCGATTCCATGGTATTCTATAGGGGTAAAGTGCTGGGGCGTTGCCCGGCAGGGACTACGCGCGCGGGCAAGACGTGCATCCCTGGCGCCTCAGCCACGCCGAAAGGCGCCGGGTACAAACAGACCGATTTAGGTGGACTATCACAGGCTCAAGTTCAAGCTCTTTCCAAAGCCCAGTCCACCGAGGATATCATCAAAGCCCATAAGAAACAAAGTAAAAAATGATCGAACGTATCACAAAGCCCATCCGCTTCGATAAGGATGTGCCATGGCTCGTAGTAGCCCATGACGGAGAGAAATTCTTCGTCGCCAAGGAAGATGTAATCGCGGAAGACCCCGAGATGGAGCTAGTGGAGATGGGTAGTCGCTCCCTGCTCCAGTGGGCCATGGAGTACGACTACCCGCTCCGCCGGTTCGTGAAGCTTCAACGGATCCTCGTTGAGAAGTATTTCGGAGCCTAGCGTGATTATCACGAATAAATACGAGAGGTGGTATTGGGCCCTCATGAATAGGGCTCTGTCCAGACACGACATCTCTGAGCGTGTTGAGAAACACCACGTATTTCCTCAATGCGTTTACGGAAAAAATTCTTTCGTGGTTAAATTAACACGAAGAGAACATTACGTTGCGCATCTGCTCCTTGCCAAGTTTTTAGGGAAGCAACACCCAAAACTATGGTTAGCGATAACTAGAATGAATAAGCCTAGCGTTTATAACTCTAGGCTATATTCCCTAGCTAGACAGAAAACTTCTGAATGGAGGTCTCTGAAAAACAGAACAGAGCTAGATTACTCTAGAGTGCTCCCACGGATTCATAGGAATAATTCTCTGCTTCAGAATCGGCCTTGGAAAAATTTCAATGTAAAGAAAGATAACTTGATTTTCTGGAAGAAGGCCGATGTTGTATACGATTTGTACATCAATAAAAAGTATCCAGATAAGCAGATGCATTCCTATATCTGCGGAAAGATTGACTTACCGGTGAGTAAGCTAAAGATACTTAGAAACATGATCAGATTGATCGACAGTGGCTGGGTCCCTAGCCAGGATGAAGAGTGGTTACAGCTGACGCAATCCAGCTGATCCTATGATAGAATACTCTCATAGTTTTTACCAGAAAGTCTATGTCTTGTCTTCCGTTTGATTTTCAATACATCAAAATTGCTCGCGAGATCCTTAATGAAGGAGTCGAAATTGTAGGCCGTAATAATCTTCGCTATAAGCAGATCTTCGGTCAAACTATTAAGATTGACCTGCGAGATGGGTTCCCTGCGATGACTCTGCGTAAGATGCCTGTGCGCAATCTCTTCCGCGAATTCATGTGGGATATTTCTGGAGATTATCGCGTAAGTAACCTCGGTCCCGCAAAACATTTTTGGGATTTTCTTGCTGATTCTGAAGGTCGTCTCGCTGGATCCTATGGGCGTTCCTGGCGTTCTTGGCCTAAAGTCTGTCCAGAAGAGAGCATGGAATGGGAAAACTTCCGCAAAGAGCCTTTTGATCAACTTAAGTGGATTTGGGAGCAGCTTCGCACCAATCCAACCAACCGCCAGTTGGTTCTTCAAACCGTGAATCCAGCTTACGAGTCTCTTCACTGTCCAGGTTGCCATCCCTGTCTCGTATTCAGTTCCGATGGTCAGTTCCTCGACCTGCTCGTTACCGCCCGGAGTAATGACATGGCTACAGGAGTTCCGCTGGATATGTTCAGGTACGGCCTCCTCACCACGAAGATGGCGCAGGATGCCTCGCTGACCCCACGCTACGTGATGTTCGCTTCCGCCAACAACCACATCTACTCCCAGAACGAGTTGGCGATCAAGTCGATCATCATCAACCAGCCTCTGCATCCATGCGACGTCTGGATCAATAACGAGAAGCCCATCTTCGACCTCGATCCGGAGACTGACTTCGAGCTCATCGGCTACGAATCCCACGCCGCTGTGAAGATGGACGTTGCTAACTGATGTCCCTACCAGAATACGACCACACCACCACGCTCCTAGAAGATGTATTTGAGCCCGTCCTCGATCCTTATTGTCCGGTCTACGTCATCGATTTCAAGGTTTGTGCGCACTTCATATGTAATTACGCGGAGGCGGCTGAGGACGTTGCGAATGGCTCTGAGGAGGAACTGAGAAAGATTCTCAAGGCCATGTGGGCCTACCGTCTCAACCGCGGACCCGACATGCTCAAGCCTATGCCCTTCGTCGGTCTCATCGCCGACGATCTTAAGGGCCAGCTCCCAACCAACTTCTCCGAAGCCTCGGTGAGTGGCAAGGGGTACTGGAGGCATATCGAAGCCCACAAGCTCTCCATGGCGGAGTATAAGGGAGGCCGGGGGGAAAAGACCGCGTTCTTTGACATGGTTCAGGACGAGGGGTACAAGTACATCAACTCACCCGGCTCCACGTTCAGTTACTTCGCGAAGGAGTTCTTCGAAGCTGATGATATTGCGGGACACGTATGCAGACTGAAACGCAAATCCCGTAAGAACTCCAAACTGGCCAAGCGCCAGATCTTTTTAGGAACTCTGGATGGCGACTGGCAGGGACTAGTCTCCGACCCTGACGGTATCATCTGGGCCAACACCGGCCCCTGGCTACCGCGTCTCCGCTCGGAGCGCGAAGTCTGCGACTACTACCTTCGCAAGGAGGGGATGCACATCACTTCCGCCCGAGGATGCTACGACTTCAAGGTCGAATATGGCGACCTCGGCGACAACTTATATCCTGGTACACCACTACGATTTTTTGACTTATATGACGAGGACGCTGAATGGCATTTTACGGAACAGGATTCCAAAAGCCTACTCAAAGTACTTAACAGCACAACTCCATCCAACCGGCCAGATCACATGGAATCCGCGAGAGTCTTCCTGCTTCGCAAAGGACTCTTCCTGCCAGAGATCCCTCCCACCTGGCACGAGGACAAGGACTCCTACTTTATCAGGGCTAGAAAATCCCGTATCGAGAACTCCCACCCCGATCTCACGGGTCGTAATAGGACTCTTTGCATGGGAAAAGTCTCCGACATAGAGATTTTTGAGAAGTGCAAAGAACTCGCTCTTGAGGATTCCAAGACTCACACGGAGATAAAACGGGAGACGGAGAATCTGCGGCAGTGCCGCGAGGCCGAGGATAAGAAGTGCGTTAAGGAGCTCCGCGCTCTGCTCCGTGGCCTCAAGGATCTTCGTTCCTCCATCAAGGAGCAACTTTCTCAACTGGTTACAAGCTCTTGACTCGGGCCCTCCACTGATCTATAATAGTCCCATCTAGCATGGGACTTTTTTATTGTATGGCAGAATCGAAGAATCAAGGACACTCCTCAGCGAAGGACACACTCGCCTCGGATGCGATCGGTCCCTCTCGGATGTACAAGAAGATTCTTGCCTGGGCCGAGAATCGTGGTTACTATCTTCGGTTCAACTACGACGCCAAGTTGACTGGCTATCACTCCCTTTACGAGGAGCATAACCCGGCCAAGGACCCCATGGCCCCCAAGTCCGTCAAGTTCCCCGAGTGGTTTCAGTTCCTCGTCCCGGCATCAGAGATCCGTCTGGAAACCGCTCAGGAGACTATTCTGGACGAGGACGTACTCCACGAGATGTCCGCCGACGAGCAGGAATTCGCCATTCCCCTATTCGTCTATCGTTCAGGTCGTAGTAGCGAGATCACTGACCACGTGCTCGGCGTCGAGAACCTCAAGGCGATGAGGCATAAGAAACTCGGAGGAGGCCAGTACCAGCTCGGTATCGCTCACTCGCCCGCAACTACGCAGGGCCGCAAGGATTCCGTTCGCGAGACCTACGCTTACGTCCCTGAGAAGGAGTGGTTTACAGAGGAGCTTCAGGGGCTTAGTTTTGAGGACATCATTCGCATCTTCCCCTACCACGAGGCCCAGATGATGAAGCTGATCATCGGCCGGGCATGTGTCGGTCGGACGGGTGCTGTCCATCCTGGCACCCACAAAGTCCTCGAGCATGGCTTCCGTAAAGCTGGTGTGGTTATCGGTGAACCTGGAGTGGGTAAAACACTGACCCTCAATGGCATTCTCAACGCTATGAAGTACGTCGGCTACGATGTCTCAGCTATGGGAGATTTCGGATCTAGATTTAACCAAGGAAGCGTAGTCACCTCCCACCTCGCCTACAACGATGATCTTACCTTGGATAGTTTGGAGAGGATGCTAAAGGCTCATAGTTTCAAGTCCGTAGTCACCGGCGGTTGCGAAAAAGTTGAGCAGAAAGGAGTAGATGCAATTGAAGTAGTTGCTAACACGGTTATCTTAGCTAATTGTAATGAATGGGCCCCGTCTATGATCTACGGATTGGACTCTGGCGCTGTGAGTCGCTTGGCTCCTATTGCTACTTATAGGCTTTTTGAACTAGAAGAAATGAGTGAGGAAGAAGGCCATGACATCCATCCCGGCTCGCATATTGCTTGGCTATGCGAGAAGTATGATACTGATCCTATGTCTCTTTTTCTGCGTGTGCTCCGTGACTGTACTGACTTTTTTCTTGAAAAATGTTCAGAAGGGAGAGACGTACATTTTTACTCAGAGCAATTGATGCCTTATCTGCGAATCCAACTTCATAAGAATGCCTTGGAATGCTTTATTCGATTTGGATTTCTAGCATATGCTATTCGTCAGCGAAATTTAGAGGGAGACTGGTTACCGGAGCTTACTTTGAATAGCATGGCCGATGTAATTAATCATATTCGGTTTTTAATGATTGATAAGCGTGCGGATAGTTTTCGTACGGCCCTCAAAGAAGACTGGGAGAGCAAGCATCGCCCAGATTCTCATCCCTACTGGGCCCAACGTAAGCTCCTAATCACGAGCGTCGACAAGTCCTACGAGATATTTAACACGTATAAAGCTGATAGAGACGTCTCAATTGCAACTGAACATGCCTTTGAAGTACTAAGACTCCGAGACGGATTTTCAATCTCGAAAAAAATGTCATATATCGTGCGAACTTGGGAATCTGTAAAAGGGGAAAAGTCTAAAATCTATCGACTAGGCAAGCAAATTCTTGACCAACTTCCGCAAGAAGACCAAGAGGTTCTTTTTAACGGCGACCTAAGAACCGATCCGTCTTGGATCTATGATCCTTCATACGATCCGACAAGTGTTTAATTATATATTGAAATCTAGGGACTTGATAAATGAACTACTTAAGCAAGTACATAAAACTAATAAGAAACGCTCAATCGAGAGAAATCGCTCCAGAGTTCTTTGAGGAACACCACATTTTTCCAGAATCTATCTATGGCAAAAATAGTTACACAGTAAAACTAAGCTCCAGAGAGCATTATATAGCCCACCTACTGTTATATAAGGCTTTAAAGACTAGATACGGAGCAACCCACCATCGCACTGCAAAGATGGCCTATGCTCTCTGGAGAATAAATACTGCAAAAATTCGCATCGAGGGCAAAAAATCCACAGAATCTATTTTATACAGGATGGCAAAAAATGCTTTTATTGAAAATCATCCGCTTCTTGGTAAAAAACACTCAGAACAAACAAAGTTAAAAATTGGAATGGCTAATAGTGGCCGTTTAATTGGAGACAAAAATCCGATGTATGGCAAATTCGGATCAAATCATCCTCGATTTGGTCAACAACACACAGAAGAGTCAAAGGAGAAGATTGGAAGGTCTAGGAGGGGAGAAAAACATCCAATGTTTGGCAAAACTGGAGATAAAAATCCATTTTTCGGTAAGGTGCATACGGAGGAGTCTTTAAAAGTAATGTCAAAGAAGGCTTCAAGAAATAACAGGGGCAGAAAATGGTGGACCAATGGAACTAAAGATACCTTTGCTAGAGAATGCCCTGAAGGATTTTACGCCGGGAGATCCGCAACTAGAAAAAACACATAGTTTTACCCTTCTCACACATTGTCACAGTTTGTGTTTGTGAAAAATGTGAAGGGGGTACGTACTTTACTCGGTCCTATCGTATAATTGTTCCATGAAACCATCCGCCCTAATCTCTCTCGACCACGAGCAGTGGGACCATAAACCCTCCACCAAACTCCAGTACAAGGACCAGGTGGATAAATTCGGTAACCCTCGATCCGAAGTCCGCGTCATCGGCGCCCGCCTCGGATCGGAAATCGAGGAGGTAAATCCTAAATCCCTCGCCCGTTTCGTCTCCAGGGGGCAGACTTGGAGCCCGTTCGTGTTCAATGAGTGTCCTCAGTGGAGAAGACCGCGTCGTATCGAAGCCCTCTTCAAGAGCTGCCAGGTATTTGCCCTGGACTTCGACAATGGCGAGAGCGTAGATCAAGTCACCGAGCAGGCCAAAACACTCGGTCTCCAATTCAATCTCATCCACCACTCGTTCTCGTCCGCTCCCGACCATCCCAAGCTTCGCGGGATCCTCTTCGTGGAGAAGGAGATCGTTGATTTTGAGAAGGCTAGGTTGTACTCCACGGCCCTAGCGCACGCGTTTGAAGGGGCGGATAAGCAGTGCATTGATGTGGCTCGGCTTTACTTCGGCTCACGTGCCGATTCCATCGTCACGGTGAGTTCCGACTCGATGGTAAAAATCGCCACTCTGGAGAAGATCGCTAAGTCCGTTGAGGCAGAGAAGTTTCTAGTCAAGGGAGAGCGCAATATCTCCAAGCCGGACAGCACCGAGTGGGGGGATGCTAAAGTACAGCGTTCCATCCTTGCAGGTCTCTCCGCCTCCAAGAGAGCGTACGTGAAACGCAAAGTTCTCGGGATTCTGAAAGACGTTGAGACATTTGATGGGGCCAAGGGTTCTAGGTACGAGTGCGTATGGCGTAATGCAAGTAGACTGTCTCGTATGCCGGAAGTTGTCGGAAGTGCTGTGTACCAGTGGATGATCGAGAGCATCGAGAAGAATCCTTACTTCGCTGACTGGGACTGGGATGCTAAGAGCGTTGTCATGAACGCCATCGAATGGAGCAGCAACCACGCCGATGACCCAGTTTAAAGTCTAGTATGGATAAATGTTCTTCTCCCGGCGACTCTTTAAATAATTGGACCTCCGGCTGCGAGCATCTAGGATCTAAGAATCCTAGCGCTTCAGTTACAACTGTTAGAGTGGGAGGAAGCAGTACCTATACAAGCCAAACTCCGGTATCTTACACCAGCCGGGGACTAGGAACTCCTACAGATGGTAGCGATCAGATATTTGGCCCTGGAGGAACACTAGGGGGCATCCCCGCTTCCCCAAGTGATGGCATAAACCCCTCTACTGGATACACCGAAGGAGACGCAAAATTAAACTCTTGGG